ATCTTAAATTTAAAAAAATGGTTGTGTATTTTGAATGAATTCCAATAATCTTTTTTCTAAATTTGCTGTCTAAGTGCGGTATCTCCAATAAAATCATAAGCTTTGGTAAACTCTCGATAAAATACACCAAAAACCATTGCTAATATGGCATAAATAAGTGCAAATTTAATGTGTCTTTTCATTGTATTTACCTCCTAAAATTTTTAATATTCTTTAATTTGAAGTAAAAAGCCAAGGGAAGACCTTGGCCTTACTTATAGTGAAATTTATAAAGCGTGATAATCACCAAGTTTAGCTTCAATAACAACATTATCTTTATGAATCGTTAAAAGTGAATTTCCTCTTTCGGCATTTGGTTGTAATGAATAATCCGAACTTGAAGATTTGGCTTCAAGACAAATCCAAATTCTATCACTAACTTCTTCTCCTTTCCTTAATCTTTTTATAATATCTTTTTCTCTCTTTGTAAGCTTTCCTATCCTTTCTCTAAATTTAATAGCTTCTAAATAATGAATATATCCACCACCATCTGTTGCGTCTGTATCTTTTGCCATTTCAGATTGATAAACAACATCATTAACTATTAACACTTTTACTTTAGAGCTTTCTCCATTTGGGAAATATGGCCTTATGCCAGAAGATGATAATGCATATATTCGTTTAAAATAATCTACAGATACATTGGCCCCTTGATTTTGTTCTCTAGAAAGAATTGCATTATCTTTATTAACATTTTTGTAATATTCAACACCTCCTCCATATAAATAAGATCTTTCTATTTGATCTAATTTATATTTCATTGATGCTGCTACCATATATATTCTTCTTAGTTGGTCTTGATCTTTTTCTTTTGTGATTTCAGATAATTTTTCTAATATTTCATTAGATGTTTTAATGGTTTTATTAGGAACTAAATATTCTTCTATTTGTCTGAGTTCAGAATTTAGTTCTCTATTTAATCTATCTTGAACAAATTTACTAGATCTAAATCTATTTAAATAAGATGTGATATTATCATAATCTTTAGGTTTATAATATCCATGATCTTTATCTTTTTCAAATAAGTCGGGATCTTCTAATGCGGTTGTATTATAAAAGAAATTAGAGAATGCATTGCCTAGAAATTTTATATCTGTTAATCCAAGATCTATAGCTTCTTGTAAAGTATTAGTTTTAATTATGAGATCACCTTTTTTACCAATTACTTTTACAAATCCTTTTAATCTAACTGGTTCTGTTGATTGTTCTAATTCTAATGAAGTTCCTTCCTTTTTAGTTAAATAGACAATTTTATCTCCTACAATATAAGGATATTGTTTTGAAGTGACCTTGCCCATAACATTATTTGTTGTTTCATTAGGATCGTTCAATTTTTCATAAGCGCCAATAAATCTTAAGACTTCAGCTTCAGCATAATTTAATATTCTTTTAAAAAAGTTTATATTTCTTAAATCTGCTGTTTTCCCTTCTTTAACTAATTTAATAGCATCATTTAGTTCAACAATAAAAGAATGTCCTCCATTATCATCTAATAATGTGTTTTCCTCTCCAAGACTTACATTGTTTACAGATTTATCAGCAGCATTTGGATATGTAGCAAAATTTCTACCATCTTTTAAATAGTTTAATGTTAAAGATAATTGGTTTGTTGCGAATTCAGATCCCGTTCTATTTTTACGAGTTTTATAATCTTCTGTACCACTATCATTTTTAACTTTATCTTGTAAAACAGTAATTGTTTTTATTGTTCTAGCTTTAGCATCTCGCGCAATTTTATTTAATCTACTAATAGCCGCATATGATTTAGCCCAAAGAAACTTACTTGATTCTCTAATACCAGATATGAGTCCTAAATACTTTTTTTGAGCGTTAGATGGCTTATTAATTAACTGATCCAAGAATCTTTCAGAATACGATGCATTAGCCTTAGAATAAACCTTACCATTTGGCCCAATTAACATGTTATCTGATTGTTCTCTAGATACTTTTAAATATTTATTCATTATAACACTAAAAAGACCAGGGCCAAAATCAGATATTTCTGTTACATTAGCTTGATTATTAAAGAACATTGTGGTAAATTGCCCAAGTATTTCTCTTAGATATCTTGCGACGACTGTATTAGATTCATTACTAATAACAGATTTTTCTTTTAGATTTTCATTAATAACATTGTATATAGAAATGGGAGTTATTTCTGTATCCATTATAATATTTAATACTTGAGATACTTTATAAACATCCTCAACAGTTCCAGTTAACTCAGCAGCTATTTTATTTAATCTTTCTCTATAAGAATTAATTGTTTTTAATTTTAATTCTTTATTAGATGAAACAAATCTAGATCTAAATATATTCGCTAGTTTCTTACCAAAAATAGTTTTAATTCTATTGTATTTATTTGTTTCTACAATATCAATACTAGAATCACCATCTTCAAAGGATGTATCATCTTTATAAATATCTATATAATTAATATTTTCTAGATATAAAGATGTTACAAATTTACTTTTAGCAATTTTATCATTTCCAAATTCATTTAACATATCTAAAATATTATTAAATGTTGGATCTATTTTTGCTAACTCAGCAATTCTGTCTTTTAATTTTTCGTATACGTCTGTATTTCCTCTTTCACCAGAAACATCAGAATATGTTTTTACTTGAGCAAAATCTTCTATAATAATTCTTAATAGATTCTGCATGTCTGCATACATTTTAAATCCTGTTTCTGGATTTACTGCATCATAAGATATTATTTTACCGTCTTTAATATCAAATGTCTTTTTTGCAATAGAAGCTAATCTAGCTGCTATAAATGGATCTATTCTTGGTTTTTCTTCGCCTCTTGTTCTATCAAACTTCTTTCCTTCAGCATTCTCTATTTCAAAAGCATCTTCTAGATTTGTTATATCATTTTGAATGTCTTCTTCAGTTGTTTCTATCTTTTTTAATTCATCAAATAAATTCCAAAAAGCAGCTAATTCAGCACTAAAAGATTGTTTGTTAAAAGCGACATCTTGTTCTTGAATATATTCTTTTACATTTTCATCATCTGATTGGAATACTGGTTCTGATTCTTCTGATTCTAATTGATTTTGTCTTTCCTTTAAAATCTTATTTCTTATTTCTTCATTTAAATAAGAAGCATTAATAGATTCTATTCCAGTGTTATTAATTGCCTTAGCTAATTTAGTAAGTAATGATAAATCTTTAGAGTCTAAAGCTTCGTTTATTACTTCTAAATCTTTTCTGAAATTATCGACAACAGATTCGTCGACAGATCCATCTTCTTTAAGCTTAAAACCTGTCTCTAGTGGATTTTCTTCATATTGCTGAAGTCTTTCATCCATTTCATTATAAAGTTGCTCTAAGGCATCTTCTAACGCCTCAAATGGAGTTTCTTGGTATTCATATCTTAATTGGAAATAAATATCCTTAGCTCTGTCCAAATAGCTATTCATTCTATAAGTTGGGATCATATAATCAACTTTAGAATATTCTTTTGTCATATTTCCAATTCTAACAGTAATGAAGCTATCATTAGAGTCTATAAAAACAGAAGCGACAGACGCATCTGATGACGCGTCTGGCACTTCATTTTTATTTTCTTGAACATTTTCTTCTACTGTAGATAAAATATCCTCAACTGAAAGTATAGCTTCACTATTTGTTTTAGCTATGATATTAAAATCAGATAGTATTTTGATTGCTACGTCTAACGAAAGATCTCCGTTAGTATCAGAATCTCCCAATATTCTTGATACCTCAGCCTTAATCTGATTGGCCGCTATGGACGCCCCTCCTTTTTTTAATACTATACAATTACTCATTTTCTAATGTTTAAATTCTTTAATTTATTTCTACGCGCTTGTCTAGTCTCGCTAATATTTGTACTTTTAGACTTTGATTGATGAGATACACCTCCTGATTGACTAGGACATGATACTTCTTTTTGCTCTTCTTCTATATTTGTTTGTTCTATAGATTTAGTTTCTACAACAGTAGGTGCTTTAATTGTTGGGTCCCCATTCTGTTGTTTAGATGTTTTTACTTTATTTTTACTATTAGTTTTCTCTTTCTCTATAATATCAAAAGAATATGTAAAATCTACTTGTGTGGAAAATAACATTCTTTTGCCTTTTTGAGTCATATCAGGATAAGAAAGATTATCTAATGAATAATCATCAGAATGTTCTAATATATATTTTAAATCTAAAGGAACTTTAATATGAGAATCAACTAATATATCAAATAATCTCTTGTTTGTTAATAGTGCTTTTGGATTATTTTGTACATTCTTTATTATTATAGGACTTTGGTTTTCTCCTTCTGGTAGATAAGATAAATTTATTCCTTTATCAGTATATTCTATTTCAATAGGTACAAACTGACCAGAACCAATACTTCTACGTTTTCGTTCTTGTTCAGTCATTCTTTTTACGCTATTAGATAAAACAGAAATATCTCCGAATTTAGTGTCTCTTAATAACGCTCTAGACTTATCTTGAATGCTATCATAAAAATCTGTATAATCAACATCTAAAACAATAGACTTATCTTTTAATGATTCATTAAACAAATCTATATCGCTTCTGGTTATTTCTACACCATGAACTTTAATAGGTTTGTTCTTAGATGCCTCATATAATTTCAATATATCTTCATTCTTCAATAAAGAAATTAAAGATAACACGGCTTCTTTTTCAGATAATTTTCTACCTTGAATTTCTATACTATGTTTTTGATTCTCAATATTGAAATTTAAGAACACGTGTCCCGTTGTGAAATATTGATTGTTTTTAAATCCAGAAAAAGGAATAGTTTCATTTGTAGATGGAGAATATTCAGAATATCCAGTTTCACTATTCTTATCATATGTAATAATAGAAGTAGTGCTCTTGTCTAATAGCGACTTAGAAACATCTGATACTTTAGTCTTAGGACTTGTAACATTTTTAGACTTTACTCTTTGAGTGCTAAAACTTATTGGATTTACAACTATTTCAAAATCGGGATCTATATTCTGTTTATACCAAAGAGCTTTAATTAATTCCTTTCTAATATTAATTCTTTCAATGTTTTTACCATCTATAACCTCATAAGAATTCTGCACCCTTACGGTTGATGATATTTTACCATCTGTATAAGTAATATTAAATGGGAATTCCATTAATGCTTTTAATTTGGCATCTTTATCTCCATCTGATAAAAATCTTTCTAAATATTCACTAAATTTATTAATAGAAATAATGTCTCTATCATTAATTAAATCAGCTAATTCTTTAACATTTTTATCTTTACTATTATAAACCTCATCATAATATCCAACTTGAAAATTCCCTTTATCAATACCTTTATTTAAAATGTTACTCCAGAAACTAAATATTTCTTCATAATAACTTCTAATATCAGCTGGTAAATCTTCTATATTAAAATTGTCTGAAGACACATCTATTTCAGGATTTGAATATGCATTTATAGAAGGAACTAATTCAAATTCTCTTATTATTAATCCATCTTGTTTTGGATTCATTAATAAAGAAACATCTATATTATTATCTTCAAAATACTGAGCAATATCTTCAGGTCTTAAGATTTCAACTTGATTTGTTTTATTGTTTTCAAGTCGTACTTCAACAGAACCTCTAGTATTTGGGTCTTTTTGTATTGGATATACAGTATAATCTTCTCCTAAATTTATTCTATAGTTACTTTGTATTGGATTTACAGCACTTCTTTTAATTTTTGGTATATAACTATCAAAAAGATTTTTAAACCTTTTATATGGAGATTGCGTATCTAAACTGAAGTCATTATTCTCTTCAACAACATCATTAGTTTCTTTTTCTATTTTAGATATAGAAGAAGGATTTATGAAATATAAATTTATTCCTTTATCAGTCTCTTCAAACGCAACTGCTTTTTTTTCTCCAAATGCATCTACTATAAAATTAAATATACCCGATCTTTCAGATATAGCAGTAGATGGCATTAAATAAACAATAGCACCGGCTTCAAAAGAATTATTTGGAATTATATTACTATTACTGTAATCATAAATTAAAATTTCACCTCCATTACTAATAAAGCCATATTTAGAGCCGCCTATTTCTATTTGTTCTCCTATATTTTTAAAATCAGATATTTGATCTTGATTTATTGGCTTATTATTTGGTTCTTTAAAATCTAATTCATCACGTAATTCCTGAGCTTCGTTAGTTGAAGATGTTATTTGATTTGTGTTTAATTCACTTATAAATGATTCTATTTCTTTAACTATTTTAGAAGGAACTTCTTCCTGCATATTAAAATACAAAGATAAAAAAGATTTTTTATATTTACTAATATTTTTAGTTAAATTTTCGTTAAAAAACGCTAGTACATCTTTGTTGTTTAACATTAAAGGATTTTTAATTCCTTGTAGTAGATTCAAAATGTCTGAATCAGATAATTTTTGAGGATTTAATAATTTATCCGCCAAATATATATCTGCATCTTTTTGTTTTTCTTTTCTTATTTCATCTAATAGAACTTTATTTCCAGTATCTATTTTGAATCCTTTATAAAAATCAGATATGTATTTAGCTAAATTACCTTTAAAAAACCTATAAGCTAATTCTGCTTTATTTGGAATATTAGAATTTAATATAGCTTTAGCTAATATTGGATTAGGAACATCATTTGGAATATCTAATCCATCATTAATTCTATCTACTAAATCGTTTACTTGTATTAAAGAATCTTTATATTTTTGATACTCCTCTAAGTCTTGTAATTCCTGCTTCTTAGAATCTTCAGACATTTCTGAATTTTGAACATCTATTTTAGCATCTTCAGTTGTTTGTTCGTTATTTACAACTTTTTTAGCGACAACGTCGGCAACAGAAAGATCTTGAATAGTTTCTGATATTTGTTCTGTCAATCCAGTTTGCCCTATTAAATTACCAATAACAGATTTTACTTGTATATCATTTAATAAAGTAGTAATATATGGTTCTATATCTATTTCAGATCTAACGGCTTCAAATAATTTTCTATCTTGTTCTGTTAATTGGCTTAGCTTAGATTCAAATACATCTTTATATTTAGCATATTTCTTTTGTTTAGATAATCTTTTTAAAATATTATATTGAAGTTGTTCAGATGTAATTGGATTTCCGATTAATCCTTTTGTGTTTTTGACTATTACTGGATCATTACTTTTAATTTGTTGTTCTTGGTGTATTCTATTTAAATCATCTTCTAAATTTTGATTTATAAATTTATTGAATATTTCATTTACAGATAATAATAGAGCATTATAATTTGTTTTGGATCTGTTTTCGTCCTCAGAAACATTTTTAGAAATTTTATCTGGAAGATCTTTTCTAAGTTCATCAATTAATTCAGTAAATGTTTTACGAGTTAATTCATCTTGATTTTTATCTATATATGTCGATTGTATATCATCTAATTTAGATAATATATCTTCAACATTAGATATATTACTGTTAGTTGCTAAATTGGAAACTAAATAAGATATTGCTTGTGTAATTGGTAATTGATTTTCTATTTCAGAAAATGACATTTCATTTAATTCGATCTTTTCTATATTCTTATGAGCTTCTTCTGCTTTTTTAGCAAGAACTCCTTCGGATTCGTTATCAGCCACAATAGGACTTTCAATTGGCTCAGGAGTTTTGGTTTCTTCCGTTTGATTTTGTTGTTCAGAACTTTCTATTGGAGTAGATTCAACAACTTCAGCATTTACATCAACAACATCTTCATTATCTACAACTTCGACATTTTCAGCCTCAGTCATAGCTTGTTCTTCATCTCCAGATAATTCTTCCTCAGCAACTTCTTTACCTTCTTTAGCCGCTTTTTTAAGTTTATATCTATCAGATAAACGCTGTTTTAATTGATAAGCTGCAGGCAGTCCAACACCAACGGCAACTCCGCCTATAGCACCAAGTACAGCCGCTTCTATAATTTCTTTTTGAATTTCATCTTTATATAAATGGTCTGGAAGATCTAATTGTTTAATTAACTCGTCTTTAGCTCTTAAAGAAGCGGATGTTTGCCATCCTTCTTCAAATCCTTCAGAAGATGCAACATACAATACTTTACTACCTTTATCAGCCATAAATTTAGTAAATCCATTTTTAGCTGATTGTATTCCTGTATTGCGCATTAAAGAATATACTTTATCAAACTGAAAATGTTCAGGAAGCACAAGCATCATATTCTTTAAAGCTACTGTATTGATTTCTGAATTAGCTACAGAACCAAATCTATTTTTAAGCGTATCATATTTCTCGAAATTCTCTGCGATATTAATAGCTTCGTAATCTAAAGCTTCATTAAATGCAGCAAATTCTTCTGGAGACATTCTTTCAACGTCTAATCTAGATATTCCATTCTTTTGTAGATACTGATCATACGCTATATCATAAATCAGTTTTAAATCAATATCCTCTTCTAATGATAATTGGCCGTTTCTATGAAGGTCTAATTTTTTAACCAATCCATAACCATAAGTTTCTCTTAGCTGATCCATTGATTCGTTCATTTCCATCAACGTTTCAATAGATCTAGATCCAACCGTGGCAATAGCAGCTTCAACTTTTTGAGATATTTTAGCGCCAGTTTCAAGAGCTGATAAGAATTGATTAGAATGCTTAAATGCGTTTGCGATAGCAACTGCTTCATCTAATGTAGCAGCATTTGCAGCTTGCCTTACAATAGCTTCATTGGCTCCATGCTGACGCATTATTCTTAAAACAGCAGATCTTTTAGAGGCCTCACTTGCTGTAGCAGATATAACTCTATCTAACTTATTGGCAAATTTAAGACCTTCCTCAAATTTTCCAATCGCTCTACCAGCAATAGCTCCAACACCCTTACCAACTTTAGATAAAACCATACCTGGAAACATAATAGAAACAGCAGAGGCGATAGAGCCAGAAGATTCTCCAAGCCATTTCAACCACGATGCTCTTCCATTGCCGTTTTGAATAGTCAGAAGTTTTTCAAAATTATCTGTAACTTGATTTAAATATTTGGCTACGGGATTTTGTTCAAAGTTCTCAGCGAAATCCCCTTTTGCAACATGATATATTGCAGATGGAATATCGGCTAATGTAGCTACGCCAGCAGCAACACCAACTGTAAGTTGTGTTCCTATTTTACCTAAAGACCTTAGAACATCTCCTCCAAAAGAAGTGTAATCATCTCTTCTTTTATTTAGATAATCTTTATCAAAAGCTAAATCCCCTTGAATACGACCGCCTTCTAATAAATCAAAATCAACCCCTTGTGTTCCAAATCCAGATTCTGATTCAAATGGTATTGGTTCTTTTAAAGCGGCATTAACTTTAGCTTGATATTCTCTAGCTAGATTGTTTTGTTCATTAGTTAATGATTGTCTAACAATATCTGGATTCTGCTGAATACGATCTAGATATTCACTTATCGCAGCCCCAGGTTTATTTCTATTTATTTTTGCCATTATTTATTAAATATTTGTCTAATGACTTCTGAATTTAATTTTGTAGCCATATCTTCAAAGTCATAATATCTAGGATTAGTTGAATCAATATAATAATTGTCAATTTCTCTACCGTTAGGATCTATTTCTGTAATAGAAAATGTTGCCCTGCCATTTTGATCTAATCCATTATTTTCTATTATTAATCTATTACCATTTGAAGCTACATCTACAAAACCGAATTTATCTTTTCCAGTTCTAATTACTCTTCCTCCAGTAATTCTATTTAATTCATCTGGAGTTGGTGCTACCATAGCTGTAAATTTCTTAGTATTACCTTTCTTGTCTTTAGCAACAAAGTTAATTTGAAATTTATTCATAGCAGGTATAAATTGAGAATTTAAGATTGCAGAGCCAGGTTGATTCAATGCCTCTTGAATATCAATATCTTCTGTTGCATCCTTACCATCAGCAGTAATCGTTACTTTTCTTTTTCCTGGATCTAAGAATATATTGTTGTATGTATCTTTTAATTCAGATTGTTTTCCAGTAATAGCTATTCCTGTCATTTCAACATTTCCTTTTTTGTCATACAAATTATCTATAAATCCATTTAATTCTGGAATGTCGCTAAGAGTTTTGCCATTACTTAAAGCATCTACTATTTCTTCTCTAATAATATCATTGAATCCTAATTTTTCTTGATATTCATCTAAAACAGTATTGAATTCATTTGATGAAACTATTTCAGTAATATCGTTTCTAGACAGATCTTTAATATTGGAAGATATAGCTCCTAATCCAGATGAATAAGGGCTTTCTAATGTATGTTTTGTTGAAGGAAGAATAGATTTGAATTCTTTTAATAAATCATTATATATTTCATCTCTAAATTCATCTTTAGTTTTAAGAGCGCTATAATCTTTTCCTGAAAATACATTTCCTATTCTACCCCAAAATCCTTTTTTCAACTCTCCAGTATTAAACCTGTTAATCATAGTATCTCCAACGACAATACCGTCAGAATTGCCTCCAGAATAAATATATTTAGGAAGGAATTTGAAATCTTCCGATCTCTTATAGTTATTAATAGACGTAGCATTAATAGCCGATCTAAAAGCTCTTTCTTGCATTTCTTCATTAGACATTCTATTAGGATTCACTTGACGTAATAGATTATTTTGTCTATACATAGCTTGAACTTCTGGGTCAGAATTAAAATAATCTATAAGAACAGCTCTTATTTTTTCAGGACTTCTCTGTGTTGTTTCTGTCAACACTTGAAATGCTGCTGAATTTTCAGGAATATCATAAGCTATAGCCATTTGACGTATTTCAGCAGGAGATGCTCCCCTTTTAACACTAGCTTCAAACTTTTCTATTTTAGAAGCAGTATCTAATGCTAATTTTGCTAAATCAACTTCTTTGGATGGTACTATATCAGAAAAATCATAACCGTTTTTATAATTGTTTTTATAATTAAGCATAGCAAGATTTAACCAGTCTCTTTTAGTATCACCAGAAATATCTTTGTTTTCTAGAATACTTTTTTGTAAAGACTGATAATTTTTCTTATCCATCATTCTCTGATATCCAATTCCTCCCGGAGAAAAGAATTGTTGATATTCAGCTCTCGCTTGTCTTAATTCATCTATTTCCATATCCCCTACTCCTTTATTAGTAAGTAGTCTACTGGATAAATCTTTAACCTTTGAGCCTATTCGATTTTCATATTCTTGCCTTGTGTCGTCTTCAGCTGGAGTTAAATAATCTCCGATATCTTGAATAGAACTTAATATATTTCCATATAAAGCGTTTGTGTCGGCCTTCATTTTAATAGGGGCTAACAACTGGTCTACTGGCGTAGGGTTAAAATCTAATGTTTCAAATCCTTGTCTTACTGCCATGTTTATTTTCTTTTAATTTTACCACCATATTTTCTCTTAGTAGTTGTAGTTGCAACACTATTTGGAGACATTCCAGCTAACATAGAATATCTTCCATATATAGGAGCCATTCTTTGTATGAAATTTTTATTTCTTCTATCTTGTATTATTTGTCCTAAATTACCAAATAAACCACCAATAATAGAAGCTCGTGTGTCTTCATAGTCTCTTCTAGCATCCATATATCTACTTTGATTATCTCTAATAATTTGTTGATTTTGCAATGCGTTTCTTTGAGCTGATTGATTATTATATTGATCTATAGCCATTTTAATTTGATTATCTCTATCCTCTACTTGCAAAGCAGTATCGGCCTTAGCATTTAACTGTCTAGCTCTTAAAGATCCTAAATTAGCCATTAAAGCACCGGGATTACTACCAGCTAAATTCCTTAAAGAATATTCTGCGCTTCTAGTAGATCTATCAATAGCATTAAATAATCTGGCTTTATTAGTTAGTCTTGGATATAAAGTTCCAAATTGAGGTAATAAAGGAGTTGAATAATCAGCTCTGCTAGGAGCTTTATTCATACTTAATTTACTTAAATTACCAGCAATAGCATTAGTAGCGGCTGCTGTATCTAACATTCTAGATTTTTTGTCTAAATAATATTCTTCGTAACTTTCTTTCAACTTAGGGCTTAATCCAATTAATTGCCTAGCTTCAGAAGAAGAAACTTTACTCCAATCAATATTACCATTTTTATCTATATAGGATGGTCTAGTATATCTATTATAATTGCGTTCAGTAATATTATCTGGAGTTTTAATAGTTAATATATCTTCAGATAATCCAGAAGGACCAAATTTTTCAACGTCAGTTATAGATATTGTTCTCGGTCTACTAACAGTAATTGAGCTAGCTGATTTGCTTGATTTTTGACCTATCCCACTTGGGTATCTATAATCACTTATTAAAAAAGAAGCGTTTTTAAATCTAGGATCATCATATTGTGATCCTCCTATAAAACCACCTGGAGCAAATTGATTTTGAGGCATCATATCTTCGTTCTCTTGAACGATCGGTTGTCCTCCAATAGAATCTATTGTCTGTTCATTTTGCGTGTCTAAAACGGCCTGATTTTCAATATTTGGGTCTATTCCATTTGCAATCATTTCAGCGTCTTTCTCGACTTGTTTTAATTCTTCTTGAAGGGATGCTAATCTATCTAGGAACACTTGTTTGGTTTCTAAAGAAACTTTATCTTCTCTTTCTTTGAATTTATTATTAATTATTTCAGATGCTTTTGCAAATGTTTTTCCTTTCAATGCATTAGGGAGATTGTACTCAGATTTAAGATCTATATCTTCAGGAAGTTTAATTCTATTAGAATATACAAAATCTTTTAATATTGTTTCTCCTTGTTCTACTGTATTCATTGTTCCTTCGGCGTCAGTTCCCATTGGCACTCCACCAATTGGATTTTCCTCATGTGTTCCACCTGATTCTATTCTAATTAAATCTTCGTTTGGATTAACGGTTTCGAGTTGGCCTCCTTTGGCGTATATATTAGAGCCTAATGAATCTGGATATATTTTATTACCAACAGAATTATTAAAATTAGTAGCTTCATTTATTGCTTCTTGTTGTTTTATTGCGCTTTTAGCAGCGAATTCTTTTAACTCTTTTCTTCTTTGAGCTCCCATACTGAATATGCCGCCAATACCTTTTAAAGCGCCTCCAATTAATCCTCCAAAAACAGGAATTCCCTCTGCTATAGATCCAACTGTATTAAATATTCCTCCAGCTGTATCACCAGCTGCTATTTGTCCAATACCAGAAGCTAATCCACCTGCATTTACACCACCTAATGATTGACCAATCCCAGATTGAGCAAATGTTTTTGGTTGTATAGGCGCTTGACCTTGTATTGGATCTATTAATCCACCTCCGTCAAATTGATTTTGTTTTAGTTTTTTGTGATTTTTAATTATTTTTTTATTTACTTTATTCATTTATTAATAGAAGTTTAAATTTAGATTAGACGTAATATGATGTGTTCCATCAAATTGTAATTTTATAAATGCTTGAGGAGATATTATTCTTCTTAAGCCTTTTCTGTTATATTCGTCTAGATTTTTATCTCTTGGTACTGTTATTCTAAATATGCTAAATTTATTTTTTATATTTAAGGAATTATCATCCGTAGATGAGGTTGCATCTTGATAATAATTTTTAATATTAAATAATCTAATGTTTGATTTTTTGTATTCATTTAATTCTTGTTGAGTATATTCTACAACATCATATCTAATATAATTATTACCATTTGGATTTACTAAAAATTCTATGTATGGATTTTCTGAAAATAAATCTTTATTGTATGGATATTTTATTTCATTTACAAAAGATCTATTTTGACTTGCATTATTTTCATATCCAATAAAATGATCATTTATAGTAAACAAATTATCAAATCTTTCAGAATATCTAGATTCAAATGCTCCTAATAATTCAGAAAAAACGATACAATCTATTCCGTTTTCATATTTTATATATATATATAATTTTCTAGAAGTAGAATCGTAAAAACATTTAGCATTATCATTTACATTATTATTGAAATAAGTATATAATCCTTTAGTTAAAGATAATTCTTCATTTCCTTTCATTAAATTAAATAATGCATTTTTATTTGAATCTATATAATATAAATTATCAAATCCTCCAGAAATAGCATATATGTTAGATGCGCCTGAATTTGTAGATAACATTTCAAATCTATCAAAATACTGACCAGTTCCAAGTTGAATATCTATACTATCTGTCGTATTTATCATTACTCTAGGTTGAACTGAAATAAATGCAACTCCATTTTTTTGAAATCCAAATAACTTTCCATTATGATTAATAATTCTTGTTAAATCTCCATAAATTTGATCTAAAGATAATGTTTCATTAACTGGAAATATCATCCAATTATCAATATTTTCTCCATATATCTTTACATTTGAAGCGTTTAATTTAGTTGGATAATTAAATATTAAATTTTCGAAATTTGAACTAACATATTCTTTTATATTATATTGATTATAAATAGATGATGAAATATTTAATACTTCTTTATCATCATATTTTATTGAAGATAAACAAAAATTATTATAATCTCTATTTATTGAATCATTTGCTGATTCGAATAATTTTTTAGTTGTAGCAAATAAATCTCCTCTATCATAATCTGAGATTCTCATTGGAACATCTACTAATGTAACAAACTCATTATGTCTTAAAATACCAGCATTTGTGTTTGTTATTGGTAAATCTTGACCTCCATCATTATTACACCACACTCTAGGAATTGTAAATGTACCATAAGACATGTCTCCTGTGCATTTAGAGATTTCTAACAAATCTATTCTTGATGGTTTGTTAGAACATATTATATATTTATTATTAATTTTATTTAAATATGTATTACCTCCATATTGATTTTTAAGATCGTTTCTTAGCTGAAATAATATTTGATATCTAGTTCTATCCTTTATTCCAGATTCTCCTGATGAATCTTTTTTGGATAACCAATTTTTGCAATCATTAAAATTATAATCAAATGATGTCGCTATCGCATTTGCATAATGACAATCTAATTGCATGTATTGTATTTGACATGTATCTGGTAAATTACTTGATATTGTTCTTGTCCAAGGTACTATATAGAAATCAGCTAATTTTCCAGCATTACTAATTCTTTTGCCGTCATATATTATATATTCACCATCATTTTCATATTGTATAAAATCTGGTTTTATTAAATACGGATCTGGTTGCTTATAATTTGTTCGATACATTCTTAAATTAGATTGATTATAAACACCATAATATTGTCTTACAAAAAATGATGATTTATATCCATAATTTTGAACTATATTGTCAATATATAGAGTTTGATCAAATTTGTTTGTTGCATTTGAAGATGGGCAAAATAATGTGCTAGTTACATATGAGTTATCTAATGTTTTATAATTAAATCCCTCTACTTCATTCTTATTCTCCGGAACCGTATAATTACTTTCATAACCATTTCTAAACGGATATAAATAACCATTCGCGCTAGGCACACCAGATCCAATTGATCCAGCTGTTAAATCCGTATAATTTCCATCAATTCCATGATACGGAGCGCCATTTATATGTGTTTTATTTGGATATCTTGTTGTATTCGTATCGTTTATTAATAATAATATTGGTCTTAATGAATAAAAATCAGTTATTTTACCAGTTGAAATAGATGGTGAATACAAATAAGAATATGGTTGTTTTGTTGGTTTTTTATAATTTATTATTACTCCAGGATCTCCATATTCTCTTACATTACATTGATCCCAATCAAATCCGTAATCATTGTCAACACTTAATCTTCCTCCTCGACAACAAAAATTTGTGTTATAAATAGTCATTGTATTTCCACTAACAGATCTTATTTTAGGATCTTCTAAACCAACAAATACAATATCTTTCATTATTTGATATGGAAGACAAATAGCCGTATCTGACACTGAAATTTGAGGATCTTCAAAATCTTTGTCTATTATATAATTTACCGTAGCAGAACAATTTAATTTAGAACCACCACCTTCTAATTCATAATTAGAAACACCAGGTTCTATTGTTGATTTTAAATTAACATTTTTATTTTCAAATCCAGGAACACATATTGCAAAATCTACTATTTTACTATTTTGCTGATCTCTTTTAACATAACATATATCAAAGTATTCTATTTCATTTTTATTAAGAACATTTAATTGTTCTTGAGTTCCTGTTAATTTAAAACTTACTTTATATAATAAATTATTAAAAGGAGCTTGTTGTGAATTATATAAATTAGAAGGAGAATTAATCAGTAAAGAATTATATTCAGGAAACGTATAATCACAAATCCATTTTACAGGACTTCTATTCATATATTTATCATAGAATATTATTCCAAATCTATATGTTTCTCCAGATATAAACGTACATTCTTCATTAGTTGAACTACCTCCTTCAACTGTCATTATTATATTCTTACCAGCAGCTCCTAGATATTTACGTCCATCATCTCCGTTATATACTTGTAAAAACAATTCCTTACCGTCTAAATCTAATATACAATTTGAATCTTCAGGTACAGAATCATAATTATTAGATGGATCATTATATGGAACGTCTTTATTTATTTCTATTGATATATCATCTTTTGATAGATTATAATAAATTCCATTTTCACTTAAACTATCAGCGTTTAAAGATTTATCAGAAACATCATTAATTGTATAATTAAATATATATGAATATGCTCGTGTATCAAAATCTTTTAAAAATTCAAAATTAGAATAAGTGTCTATATTGCCGACAACTAATCTATTGTAAATTGAATCTATTGTTTTAGGAATTAATATGTTTTTAAATAAAGAATTAAATTCTTCTAATGAGATTTCTTGAAGAAATGATCTTCCATCATCGTTTAATATTACATTATCTAAATTAGAAAGATTTTGTTCTAATATTAATTGAACAGAAATATCTTCGTTTAAATATTTTATTCTATATAAATTTATCTTTTCTATATTAGATCCTAAATTTCTAATAAATAAAGATATTTGAATAAAATATTTATTAATCATTTCTTTATTTATTATTATCTTTTTAGATAAAAAAGATGGATTTGTTGTAACTCCATTTTTTGTTAATCCAATAATAAAATACTGATATTCTCCATATCCTAAAGATGAATCACCTTGTATTGCTTCTGTTTGGATATTCAAATATCCATTTGGATCTACAAAAAAATCTCTTGGATTACTTAACGATATTTCTTCTATATAAAAATCATTATTAACATCTTTATTTAGAACAATTAATCTAACTTGATTTTTCCCATCTACAAAATAAATTTTATCTTTGTTGTTTTCAACTATAGAAACCGAATCTATATAATCTCCAAGCGTTATTCCGGAAAGATTTAATTGTAATAAATCGTTTTGAGCAATAATTTCCTTATTTTTATCTTCATATAAAACTAATAAATAACATTCTTGAGAATTATCTTCTTTGATTTTTCTAATAAATAAAACAGCTCCATCTCTTATGTTAGATTGTCCTACTATTTTAATTTCTGATGTTTGATCATAAATATTCCATATTGGATTATCAATTATATATTTTCCTCTTGTATTTGTTATACATAAATTAGAACCATTATTAACTATATCTATATTCATGGCATCATAATATTGATTTGGACTTCTTTTATCAAATCCTAAATCTTTATTCATGCCCTCTGAATATCCTAGATTTAATTTAGCCATTTATTATTTAATGTTTTATATTATATTCAAATATATTGCCAGATGAATTACCATTAGCTCCCCAAGATGGTGCGGAATTCAATGCTTGGCCATATGTATCAAATGTTCCATCAACAGCCCCTCTGCCACGAGCGGTTCCTCTAGCTGGTATTAATGTAAACATAGTTCTAGCTATCATATCTGCTTTTTCAGGAGATAATTGAGCTAAGCTATTTTGTGCTTTACCAGCATACCAAGCATATTCTTGTTTTGCTCTATTTAAAGCATTTTGTATTCCTCCATTATATCCATCTATATCAGCTAAGATAGTATAATATTGTACTTTAATATAATTTTCTAATGCAGATAAAAAATTTTCTTCATTAGGAATGATAGGAAATCCTTCGTCATCTAATCTTAACATGCTAACATATACTCTAACATGTCCTTTTTCTACATTAAAAATTATTCTGTTATTATCTACTTTATATTCAATGTCTCGTCTTGTAATTCCTATTTGTGGATAATCAAATAAAGCCTGATCATCTTGTTCTGCTGACATATCAACTTTAAAGTCTCTTTTATCAGGTTTATCAGGGTTGATTTCATACACTCTAGATACTGCAAAAGTTCCTTTTGGAAGTGGCGCAATATGATTTATTATAGGTAATTCAACGACTGTATCATCTAAAATAAATGGAGAACCCATAAGCCGACAAAATTGCATCGTGTAACTTGCAATCTGTTGCTCATCTAGATTCTCCATCAATTTATTTCTATATAATCTTACGATGATTTCCTTGAATGTAGTATAAACTAATTCGTTGTTCATTTATTATTATTTTTTACATATATAAGTTTCTCTAATATCACAATTAAGAAATCCATTATTTTCTTTAAGATGATTAGCTAACTTCTTTTTTATTGTTTGACTTGGGAAAAATCTTATTAAAGATCTTCCAGAATCAAACCTATTAGGCATTCTATATTTTATTCTATATACATAACCTCCTGTGTGGTCATTAGTATGTCTTATTAATATCTTTTTCTTTTTAGCATCTTCATCCTCTTCCCATAATTTATTCGTTTCAAACCAATCTACAGGATAAAACATTCTCTGTTCTCCTTTGTAGTTACTTATCACTTTACATTTATGTTTCATTAAATATACTTCACCAGAATTAAATGGCAATCGAATTCTATAATTTGGTTTAAATAACTCTTCTATAAGTCGTTCTAAAAAATCAGATACTATATTAGAATATTCAGTTTCATATAATCCTTTTGTTTTACCAAATTTAATTCTGTAATATTTAAAGAAATCTTTATGGTTTAAAGTTTCATCCTTAGACTTGTTTTTGAATAGATCCTGGAATGTCTGGTTTTCCATCGTTCAATTTATCTTCTGGAATATTGATTCCGTTAATTAATTCATTTAATATATCTTTATATATAAGATCAGCATCACCATAAGATAAAGGATAATTTTTATCTATGTTTTCATCAAATTCCTTGAGCTGTTCCGTATCTTCAAAACACGCCCTAAGAATAACTTGTTGTAATCTTTGAAATGCCACATCTTCAGAAACAACATAAAGATAATTATCATAATCTATATAGGACATTGGTCTTACAAAGTTTTCATATTGATAATACGAAGAAAGTTTTCTTGTTGTAAATCTAAATGGTCTTCCTATTTGATCTATTGGAGATACAGAATCTACCAATAAACCTTTAAATACTACATTAATTATTTTAGGAACGGGTTTTGTGCTTTTTAAAAGCAATTGACCTAAAGGCCTATCTACTCTTTCTAAATCTAATGTAATATTAGAAAACCATTCATGACTAGGAATAGAAGTAGATTGCTTCATTTTCTCTTTAATTAAAGCAACTCTTTTATCCTCTATTAATTGTTTTATATAAAGATCTGGATATTTGTAATCGTCTGAATAATCCCTAAGATATTCTTTTATTGCGTATATTAATTTTGTAATATCCATTTATTTTCAATTTTGCAAATATACAATATTTTTTTTAATTATGCAAGAACTTTAACATTTATTTTCGTTTTCTCTTGCCTATTGTTATTTTTTCCATGTATAAAACTTTACTATATGGATTATAATTTACAATATCTACATAATAATCCCATTTACCATATCTTATAAATAAGAATTTTTTAGGCCTTTCTTTATAACCAACAATAGATAATGAATCTATTACATTTAATTTTAAATCATAATCTTTAGGATATATATTTAAATCTAAATTAATCCAATGATTATGTATTCCTATTTTTCTTAATGAATCAGATACGTATATTAATGAATCTTTTGTAATATATTCTATTTCAGTTTTTACATGAGTTGTTGATTCTGCTGTTTTTAATCTGATTTTTAAATCTTTGATTAATTCTAGATCGGCCTTTCGAAAGTCCTTCATTTCTGATAAAGTATAATTCAATTCTTTAATTTCAGAAACATTAATACTATCCCTAATTTTATAATTACGAATAGTATCATTTAAGACATATTCATTTTTAGTTAATCTAGTATTTTCATCTTTAGCTTTCTTTATAGTATTACCCATTATAAAGATGACTCCACATAAAATCGCTATTGTTATTATTAAATATTTTTTCATTTTTCTATAGTTATTTCTATATCTTTTTTATCCTTTAATAATTCAACTAATTTTTCTTCATATGGAGTAGAGTTTAGAACCATCCCTTTAACTTTATTTTCTCCAACTAAAATACAACCAGAAGTATCTTTAACGCTATTCCCTCTATGAATTAATATTCCATCAAACATAGGAACATTTAATAATCTCGGTAATATTCTTTTGAATTTAGGAGAAAAATTAACAATTACCTCATATGTGCCATATGGAATTGCTGTTTCATTAGGAATTTTTACGCCCTCTGGTCTAACTGGATTTTCAAGAGTATCACAGAAATATACACCATCAACATATAATTTGCCAATGGTGTATGTCTCTGCGAAAAACTCCCTTTTAACTAGAAGCTTTATCATTTGGTATCGGTATTACAGGAAATAATTTTTTATATCTCTCTATTACAGGGCAATTATAACCATTTATAATATGCTCACATATCCCGCTAATATCTAATGCAGATTGTAGCTTTTCAGAATATTCTTCTAAATCAAATCTATCTTTAAAACAACTTTTAAGATCTATACTAGATTTTAAAATTTCAGATTCTAATGTTTTAATTTTATTTTGTAAATCAGCTATTTCTTGTTTCTGACTACTCATTGTTTCTTTTAAAACATTAATAGATTCTTTTAAATTCTTAATTGCCACACTATCTGCTTCTTCTTCAGTTTGTTTTTTATAACTCTTACTAGTTAATACAAACTTAGCAAGAGAGATTAAACCTGCTATTCCACCAACCGCACCAAAAATTGATAGAATAGTTGTTATCATTTTTTATTTTTTACTTCACCATCTTTCTTTATTTTCTTTACAATATCATTTATATGATACCACAAAGTTCCGCCCCCTACTAATACAAATAGCACTACCATAGGAACTTCACCCCATGCATATGCTATAGCATTCGCTGTTAAAGCAAGAAAAGCGATAGAATAAAATATCTCTAATGCAGCTTGCGTCATTAGATTAAAAGATTTGAATTTATTTATAAACCAATTCATTTTTTTATATTATTTTTATGATACTCCAGTACATACATAACCACTAGTCTGAGATGTACCGCTTAAATTAACATTAGATATTTCTCCAGTTATTAAATCGGGATTCTTCATATAAGGTTCTCCAGTAGATGTTAATATCTGTAAACTCTGTATTTCTCCACTAATTGTACCATTAACTGAACAAATATCAAAATCTCCATCTGATCTTATAACTTCAAGATTGCCAGAAATAGAAGTTCTTGGATTTGGATTTGATTGAATTAATTGCAATTTCCATGTTGTATTATCGCCATCCATAGACAACGGCATCATTGTTCCAACCGTAACATGATATTCTACAATTCCAGCTTGTTGTACAACTAGATAAAATTCTTTATATGTATCAGTACCTGCACCACCATTAACATCAGATTCAGCAGTATTATAATATCCTCTTACTCTAAGTTTACCACCTCTAAAAGCTCCTGTGTTTTGTGAAAATGAACAAACTAATGCTGTTGTATATCTTTGAGCAGCCCCTGGATCTCCTACGATATCGTTATTGTTTGTCCACGTTCCACTTCCAGACACCTTTCCAGCCCATGAATTCGAACTAGGAAAATTTAATGTCAATGGAAACGAGGCTATATCAACTTGTGTAATTTCTATTTTCTTAAAATTAACATCGAAATTAAATGTTGCAGAAGTAGCTGTGCGCTCAACATTAACAGTTATAATCTGTCCAGCAGAATTTATATTTGTATTGTTAATATAGCTATATACGCCATATCCATATTGTTTCACCATTACATTTTTAGAAATAGTAGGCGACCCCGCTGTTGATGCAATGGTTGAAGTAGTACTTCTTGCCTTACGACCATAAAAAAAATCTGTTGTATAAGTCACTACACCAGAAGCAGTACCAGATGCTGGAGTATATTTTAACCAACTTTCAGCCATAATTTATTTTATTAAGAAACAGTCCAACTAGTATTAGACGTTACATTTACTTTACCATCATCACCAGAAGCAGTACCAGATGCTGGAAGCGTAATAGTTGTTGGAGATACGTCCAACGTTACATCACCAGCTACTTGATTAATAGTTGCTTCAACTGCTGTGCCAGAATTAGGAGTTGCTACAATAACACACGATTTAGCATCTATAGTTAAATTTGGCGGGATAACAATTCCAATACTAAAGCTAAATTGAGCAGTAGAACCCGGATCACCTGATATTGCACCACCATTACTTGTACTTACTAAATTAGCAGTATATGTAGGAGGAATAGTAGCTGTTATAGATCCTCCGGATTTTAAACTAAATGTAATTTTAGATGAATTTGATGTTCCAGTCATAGTAACAGTGCCTCCACTTTTAGTAGCTGAATAAGACGACTGCGCCCATGATACAAATTCTGCTTTTGCTGTTTGCGTAGCATTAAATTTAGCAGTTTTAGATCCTCCAGCAGTTACTGTAAATGTAACAATTCCTGTTCTATTTGATCTACCTGTATGAGCTGCTGCTGTTATTGTTGTTTTAATGGATCCACCTGTTGATGGAGCGGCAGTAAGCCACCCAGCATTAGATGATGCATTCCATGTTGAATTTGTAGTAACAGAAACAGATTTGCCTTCGCCAGCTTGCGCATATGTAGCTGACGTTGGGTTAATAGACAACGTAGATGCTCCTGCCGCTTGTGTAATAGTTATTGTTTTAACAAGACCAGACCCACCGCTTCCAGCAGTCAATGTAATAGTTCCAGTTCTTGCAGATATTGTTGGGTTAGCAGTAAAAGTAATAACGCCAGAAAAATTGAATTGAGCATCAGCTCCTGGATCTCCTGGTATATTGACATTATTTGTTGCTGAAGCTCCATTTGCTGTATAAGAGGAAGGAGCTGTTGGCGATAATGATCCAGTAGATGATACAGTCCAATTAATTTTATCTGTATTAGATTGTCCACTTACTGTATATTGAGTCTCAGTGGCTCCAACAGAAGCAGTCCCAGATACTGTAATAAATTCTGGCGATGGAGACTGATTAACTGTATATGTTTTAGCGTCACCAACAGAAGGAGAAACAGTAACTATAGTTGTTCTAGCAACTCTACCCGTGTGAGTTTCTGCTGTATTAGTAATAGTGCCATTACCACTTCCAGATAATGGTGTAGGTGTTAACCAAGAATCATATGCCATTTTATTCGTATTTAATATTAAATCCTTCGAAATTTGTTAATTGCTCTGGGATAGATTGTCTTTCTTTAAGATATATATCAATAGAAATTGCCTTAAGTTCTGGAAGATTAATATTTTCCAACACTTCTTTTGTGTAGGCAAATGTTCTTCCTTTTAGGATTCCATCTGGATCATATGCTATATATCTATTTTTATCGTCTTTATAGACATTTACATTTATTTTCATTTTACGTTCCAGTCAATATTAGTGTTTACTTTAACATATTTTTCATATATGTCATTGAATCCAAAATTTAATTCTATTGGATTTATATCAAAATGAACTATACTTCCATCGTATATTTTTTCTAAAGCCTCTTCATCGATTCCATTTCTTTTAATACAGTTAGAGATTTTATTATATTCAAAAAATTGTCTAATGTATTCTTTTTCTTCTTCAGTTTCAGCTTTATCAATAAAATATTTTAAGAAAAAAACATAATAGAACGCAGCTAGATATGTAGACACATCTAATTTAGAAATATATTTTCCATATACTTTTCTAATTTCTATAGATCTATTTACTATACCATCTAAATAATACGAATAGTAATGATTACATTCTAATACATATTTAGAAAAAAGCATTAATTCTATATCTGTGAAATCTTTTATTAATGAATTTAATAGCTCATATATATTTATAGACGAATTATATTTAAGCACCATACAGTTTTGATTGTCTTTACAACATTCGTCGCATAATATAAATCTGGAATAATCAATTAAACTCTGGAGCTTATCTTTAGGTAATTCAGTCATTTTATACATTTATTAAAAAGATATTTCCTCAAAATTTGAATTTATATCATAATTTATATTGGCAATTATACTTTTAGAAGCAAATTTTTTATTATTTTTATATTTTTTGTTTATAATCCATGCATCTGGATTTTCAACGGTTGCTATAAGTAAATTATTTTCAACTCTTATATTCATAATAAATAATTTTATTTATTCTTCTTTATATCCAGGAGTAGAAACTGTTATTCTAAAATCATCAATATATTTATCATTATTCAAATTATTTTCAGATGATTCTTCTGTTTGTTTATTGCTATTTGAGTCTAATGAATTTCCAGATCCAGAATCTGAAAATAATGGAATCTTATTCCATGAAGAATTAGAATATTTATAAACTTCTGCAATAGATCCCGCATTTGTAATTAATCCTATTGAATTATTTGGTACGTTAGTTAATGCATTCAATTCTGCTAACGATCCCTTTTCATAATTCGTTGGAACGGAAATATTTATTTCAGCATTTTTTATTCCGTCATATATAAGAGGATCGTCTATCCAAGAGAAAAAGTCTAAATTTATATTTACTAATCCATTTTGATTAATAGAAGTCGGATGATCTTCTGACTTTGAATCAACAAGACTTATTCGATCGTCAAAAGATTTAGAAAATGGTGTTGCAATCGGTCCTTCTTCTATTTTTACGTCTTTTATTTCTATCCAATCATCATTTATTTCTCCTGTTGGATTTCTTGTAATAAATACAAGTCCATTCCTACAAGAAGATTTTAATGGGGTAAATGTAATTGTTTTGTATACAAAATTAATAATAGATGTATTAACTTCAACCCAATCCATAACTACATCATCGTCATTTCCCGGATCTCTAATTCCAACCTGTCTTATAAGACCATCATTAGATTTTATTCTAAAAGATATAGTATATTTTTTAGTTGTATCAAAATTAAAATTATTAGAAGCTGAAACTGATTTATTTTGAACACAAGACCAAATACTTGTTTGAGATGATTCTGCTCTAATTACACCATTAGTTATAGTTATTACTTCATCATAAGGGCCAGACCAAAACGATGAATTATCAGAATAATCATGTAAATTATTATAAGACAATAAATTTTCTCCACCGTTAACGACAGATGTGTTTATAACAACTTCGTCTAAACCAATATTACCTTCATCTGGAGTAATTGTAGTTTGCCCGTTTTGTGTTATATTTACAGTTTTTGTTTGTAGTTCTAAAGAACTTAAATCTATAGCAACTTTAGATAACGCATCTGCGCCTTCATCTGGAGTAACTTCTATTTTTGAAGGAGTTAATGAAGTTATAGGTTCTGTTTTTTCTTGTAAAATAATATCTTTTGAAATATTTTTCCAAGAATCATTATATTCATAAACTTGTGATATTTTATCTTCAACATTATTTGTTGAACATTTCATCCATTCATTTAGTTGAAGATAATTGTCTACAGATTCAGTTGTTATTGAAAAAGTATTTACATCGATAATATAAAATGTACCTAATGTTATTGTAGAGCTTAATTTCACATAGTTATTTAAAAGATTAGGAGATCCTACTGAAGTATAACTAAATATAGTAACAATATCCTCAGGAAGACTTTGACTTACTGAAAAATTAAAATAATTATTAGATTTATTTACAAGAACACCCATACTTCCCAAAATTCCAAATATAAAAATACTATTAGGCGGGATGTAAATATTATTATCTTCATATATTTTAGATTCTTGTCCACTATTTGAAACAACTATCCATTTGCTTTCATTAAGAATTTGTCCAAATATAGGCAACAAATCAAATGACGTATCAAATAATAAAGCATTTGTTTCTATTCCAGGAGTAAAAGATTCAAATACATTTTCTTCTTCCTGTATTAAACCTATAGTTCCATTTAACACATTATCTGCAGGTAATGTATCAAAAGAATTAGTTTTTACAAAGGTTGGTACAATAGAAGAAATATTTACACTAGACAATCCGTTATATCCAGAGTCTGGAAGTATTTCAACATTCCCATTCTGTGTTATTGAAACATCTTTTTTCTGTAATTTTATGTCTTCATTATTTATAGTTACTCTGCTCCATGGCTTTGCTATAATGCATGTTCCTATGCCCATGATATTAAAAGTTAAAAAATAAGGGGAGAATCTGATGAATAATCAACAGACACTCCCCAGATTTTAATTAAACAAAATATAAATTATGATACTAAATTTCTATTATGATATATCAGTCGGAAGGCTTGTCTTAAGAACTGTATTAATAGCTCCTGTCAAAGCATTCTTATTTGCAGCTGCAATTGTAGAATCAATTGCTAATATATAAGTTGTTGGGACAACTGTTTCTTCAGTAACGAATTCACGAGCTTCATAGTAGATAGTAAGCATGTCGTATGTGCCAGCTGCATTTGCAAGCAATTCCGGCTGGAATGCTTCAAGACCAGCGGCCCAAGGACGATCAGGAATACTATAACCATATGTGAGTTCTTCAAGTTCTGCTACGGCTTTACCTACACCCTGTCCGGTTGTTGCGCCAGTATGAGATGTCTTGGTAATATTTACTACTTCAGTAACTTTAAATGTAGTTTGTTTATATGGTTTCTGATACAAATTCCAATTCTTATCTCCAGCTTTTAGAGTTATAACGGCGCCTGCAGCACTAGCTACAATAGGCGCGTCAAATTGAGTTGATACAGAAACATTAAATGCATTAGCCAATGCCGTTGCTATCTGTGCAGCTGTTTCTCCTCCCTCTGCCGTATAAGCAGCCATTGGGAATACAGCATTTACAGATGAAGGAACAGATCCAGGATTCTGCATTACCATAAACGAGAAGTAATCTCCAGCTGTAGCATTAGCCGCAGAATTTGGAATAACTACAGTTAAAGTATCTACTTGATTAACCGGAGCTACATACTTCTTATATGTTGCTTCTTTAACCCATTCAGGTCTTATAACGTTAGAAGTAAGAGTTGAATCTCCGATCTTATAAACGATATAACCACCTTTTGGATCAGCAGTCTTTCCACCAGCAGTATTAAATACATATCCCTGTCCAGCTGTTAAAGTATCGGCTGACTCAGGTGCAGTTGCAGGAAGACTAGTTACAACATATGTTCTTGTTGTGTTTTTACTAATATCCATTATTATTTTTAATTATTTGTTTGTCTTGTTAACATTGTTTGTTGAGCTATTGTAACAGCAGTTTCTACTATATTATACCAAACTGTTTTATCTAAATCACAAGTGTTGTTTTCCAAATCAATACTAGATGGAAGATCTACGAAAGACCACTCATATGTTATTTTTATATTAGAAGACATGTCTTTTGTAAGTTTTTCATACGAATTATTTATAAATAACTCATCTTTACATCTATAAGCAAATCTAGTATCTGGAATTCTAAATGGATTTAGTTTTAAAAATTGATATTTGTAGTCAAAATTAACTGGTATTACATTAATAACTCTTTTAATTTCTTTTCCACTTACTGGTGTGAAAACAACAGTAACTGTTTCGTAAACTATATTTTTATCTTTAACAGGTTCATACGGATCTATTGGAAATACATTTACTTTATCATTAACATCAGAAACAACTCTAGATGAACTAATCAAATATTGTTGTAAAGTCATGTTGTCGATAAGTATATTGTTACTTTTGTTAATTAGCTTATCTAAAACTAATCTAGCTTTTTCATTTCCGTCAAAAGCCGTAACAAACATTTCCCAGACCTTTATTTGAGCTTGATCTAAGAAAATTTGTATTTCCTCTTGTTCAAGACCAGGAGCGTTATTTGCATTTTGAGAATATAACAACTCAAAGGTTTCTAGGAAATTAAATTCATCCATTATTTTCTGTTATTAAGAGTTTGTAATCTATCTTTTAAAGGAAGGACTACTGGTTGGTTTTTCTTATCTTTTAAGAAATTTATAGCATTTTCATATGTGGCTTGTTCATTGTCAGCAGCAAGCGCTATCCCGTCAATTGTAATATATAGACCATGTTTAAGAACCACAAGACCATTATTTACCAACGCGCCAAGCAATGCTTTATATTTAAAGTCTTTATCTTTTACAATCTCAAGGAAATTCTTAGGATTGGATTCGACCATTTCCATAAGAGTTGTCTTAAGCCATTCTGTCTTACACGAATTAAGAGTAATCTTTTTGTTGATTGCAAGTAATACATCAAGCATATCTTCTTTTTCTTGAGATATTTGATAGTATTTAGCATAAGCTTCCGCTTTCACATCAGCCTCTTTAGATCTCTCTATATTAATTTCGTCTTCACGAACCATGTAATATTTAATACTAGCTACACGATTGCGTCCTTTATATGAAGGGGCAACCATATCTGGATATTGAAGAAGAATTTTGTATCTAATATAGTCCATTGGCTGGGACAAATCTAGTGTTACATCAGCTTTTTTAAGCATTACATAACATCTATCCCAAAATTCATTTTCATGCTCTGAAAGACCGCCTTCTTCAAGATTCAACATCTTTTCAAGAGCTTCTCTTTCTTCTTGAGAGTCAAATGGAGATACAACAGATTGAATATCATGCGGAGACATCTTCGCACATAATCTATCCATTGTACCATCCAACTTGCCTCCATATAATACATGGTCTTTATCAATACCAGGAATTTCTTTAAATAAAAATTTTACAGTAACCTTACTTTTAGGTAATTCAAATTTAGTATCACTCATTATTTTATGTTTTTATTACAGTAGTATAGAAGGAATAAGAGTAGCTGTTCTAGAAGGATCTTTAACTACAGCAGCGAAGTTCGTCATACGAGAGAACGTTGCAGAGTCTTCATCCTGACCAGCATTCTGGTTGTTAATAGCCCCAGTAAACGGATTACGGAAACCGAAGCGATACATAACTAGATCTTCCCAATTACCACCTTGTACTTTCTGAATATTAGGATCTGTCTTGTCGCCTATATAAAGAATATCCATACGATGAGATTCGGCAAGAGAACCATCAGACATATAAATCTTATTTCTCTCACGATCATCATACATAGGATCGACGTTCAAAGTCAGATGAATATTGTTAGGCCCAAGCCATTCAGTGAACTGAACACCAGCTTTCATAGCGTTCTGATGCAGTTCAGACTGAGTCTTAGCATATACGGGAGGGTTGAACGGAGTCAAATCTCTCCAATATGTAGCAGCGGCAGCAACTTCACGGTTGAAGTCAATAGCTCCAAATTCACCTGTATTCAAAATAAATTTACGTTCAGGGAAACCCATACGACCAGCTACCATAGCCATCAGCAAGTCTTCCAACATTCTCAGAGAGAACTTGTTCATAGCAAACATGTTAGATACAGACATCTGTTCACGAATACCAGAACCTGCCTTAATTTCATAATTGCTCTTTCCAAGATTGTGGAAGCGACCCTTATCATCGCGGTTTGTTCTACCAAACAGCAATGCTTTAGCTTTCATTTGCTGGAATTCTACGTTAGCTTTCCATTCTACCAGGCCCATCCATGTGTTGAATGTCTTAACTTCAGTGCCAGTCATATCAGTGATAGGAATCTGGATATCATAAGCTACCTTAAAGTCAGCAGCATTGCCGGGAACTTTAATAGTCTGACGGATATGCGTAAAGCTATTACGCATTGAGGTGCTGGATGTGTAGCTAATATCACCGCCTTTGATAGACATGGCTTCCTCAACAGGAGAATAATCTTTAGAGAACAACTTTCCTGCTACAAGTTCAGCTCCAGGCATGCCTTGCGGTATATTACCAAACAGCTTAACTGAGTAAACAAAGTTCATTCCCTCCTGACGAGGTTCAGCAAGAATTTGCAATGGATATTGCTCATTCTTTTCACCTACGATAACATAGGTATCAGAGAAATACTTTTCACCGAAAACAAGCTCAAATTCACTCCAGTTTGCGCCTACGTTTTCATCATCAGCTTCTACAACAGCACCTTTATATCTTGCTTCTACAAGCGGAATATTACGAGTGCTAGTACCAATTAGGTTCCAGTAGAAATCATCAGTAGTCTCTTTCTTAATTGTTGGAAATTGACTCAGATAGGTATCAAGATTCTGATAACCAGACTGAGACAAAATTTTAGTGAAAATAGGAGTCAGTAACTGAGGTCTGCTCCCAAATACGTTACCGAAATAGTTTTTATCTGTAAAACCAGACCACGATTTCGCTTCACGCATTACCATTGAAGGTGTTCCTATTAATGCCATTTTTTAAATAAATGTTTATTTGTGTTATTTGTTTTTATATTCTATCTAGAAAACTAAAATCTTTATCTTCGTTTTTAGATGCTCCTTTCTTTTTTAGAATGTCACTAAGTTTCGTAGCTTCTTTTGTTTGAATTGTTTTAGAAATATTTTTAAAATCCCTAAAACCATTTGTCAATTCATAGAATAAAGCAACCCTTGCTTCAAAATCAATGGGATCCTCCATTCTATCCTTAGCAATCTTATTATATTGATTGCCATAGTCATCTACACCAACTGGTTTAGTAAGTGTTTCAAAAGCTCTATTTCTTACTCCTTCAGAAATTTTCATATTATCTATTTTTTCAATAGACTTAATTTTTCCCTGAATACTTTCAATAGTCTTTTGCATTTCTTTGATTTGTTCTTTCTGTAATCTTTCGTTTTCTTCTTTCTGTCTTTCAAGATATGTTGCAGCTTCTTCTTTTAGTTTATTCAACGCATCCGTTGTCTTTTCTATGGCTGTACTAGAATCGTTAATTACAGAAGCCAAATCTTTAGCTTCTTTTTCGTCCATTCCTTTAGAAAGGTAGAATTTTGTCAAGATATTTTCTCTTAAAGATGATTTTGTTTCAATATCTTCTATTGAAATGCTTGAATAATCAGCAATCTCTTTTTGATTAAGAATAATATCTTCTTCTGGAATTCCGTTTCTAAAAGCTTCTAATACGATTTTTTGTTGTTCTGTTAAATCTTTGAATTCATTAGCCCTTATTGATTCTTGAAATGCTTCATACAAATCATCTTCGGACTTAATATTTTCATAAGAATCTAAGATTCCTTTTTTATACAATTCATTAGCAAACTGATTGAAAAGAAGTTCTTCGTCTGATAGTTCTTCGCCATCATCAGAATCGTCTCCTTCTTTATTGTCGTCTTGATCCTGATCTTCAGAGTCGTCATCGATATTCAAATCGTTGTTTGCATCAGGAGGTGTAGAATTATTGTCTATTACATCAGTTGTATCAACTGTGTCTAATAGAGAATTAATATCTACATCTTCTATTTTAGTGTCAAAATCCATATTTGTTTAAATGTTAATATTTTTATTTTCTAGAATTATCTTTTATTTTATTAGCAGATAATCTGGCTATTTCTCGTTTCATATTAGTGTCATACATTTTTGCTTTAACACTTTCTTTTTTAACGTTAATATCCTCTTTTCTAATATCGCTATCTTTACCGGCTATTTGTAATTTAGTATCGTTATCATTATCATTCTTGTATTTTTCCATCTCAATGCTCAATCTCTTTAATTCAAGCTCTGTTTCTGCTATTCTTTGATTAGCTTCAATCTGAGCCATGATACGTTGAGTTTCTTGTTCCTGAGCTTCTTGAGCCATTCTTCTTTGCATCTCTTCTGCAGCTTCCAATTTGTTAATCTTATCTGCTATACTATCTGAAAGAAGAACGTCAATATAAGTTGATATTGAACCGCCGTTTTGGATAGATGCTTCTGCTAATTGTTCTATTCTTTGATTAATCTTTAATATCTTATTAGAATTAATTACTTGTATTCCATAATCGGCTTCAGCAAATTCATCTCCATCTATTTCAAATAACTGGATTTCTCCATCATCTAAAATATATTGAGCCATTATTTTGTTGCCTTTAAAAGCTAATTTAGCTGTTTCTAGAAATCCTGTTAATACATCCTTTATACAAAGTTCATGAGTTGCATAATAAAGTTCTGTATTGAAAGAAGATTGAGATATTGCTCTTTCTACTCCCCCTACTGTTTCTCTACTATTAATTTGTCCTTCTCTTTGTTTAGTAATACCTGAAAGATCAGCTATTTCACTTTTAATATATTCTAATAAGTTTATACATTGTTGAATCATACCCCCAAGTTCCATGTCTATGACACGACCTGTTTCTAATTGACCAGCTAATGCTCCTGTGCGATCACCTTTTTTATTTTCATTAAATCCATTAGTGAACATAATGTTAGTGTCGTTAAGGTAATACATCCACTTATCAACAGTCCATGATTCAGGTTTTGTATTGATATCTATTAACGCTACCTTACCAATATTTTTGGCAATTAATTTGTTTAGTCTATACCAAACAACATCATACATATATTGGAATGGCTTAAGCATTTCAACTAATGATACAGCTCTTGTGTTCTGTATATTATATACACGTCCAATAATACCTGGATGACAAATAGATGGATTGTTAATACTATTATATTGTACTGGCTTAGGCCTCATTCTAACGAATATATCATTCATTATTTTGGTGCCTTCCCACCATTCATTAACCCATAAAGATTCATAGGTTTCTCCAGCTTTTGTATCCGGTATGTATTCAGCGCTCATAATCTTATACTGAACATCACCATATTCATCGAAATATTTAACCTTTTTAACTTCTTTTAAAGAACGCCAAAAAGCCCTTAACACTCTTATATTACCATTAGCATCATAAGATGATATATAAGGACTTCCTACAAAATCTTGAGACCTCAATAGATAATCCATATCAGATTGAGTAATACTCATTACATTTGCATATTCTTGGTCATATGATTGACCTCCTGCTGTTGCAGAAAAAGGCTGTGTTATTCTTTTAATTTCTTCTTCTGAAAGATCTTCGTAATATGTATCTATAATTCTACTAGGATTCCAATATTCATCTATACAGATTACATCAGAATCTTCTATTCTAGAAGACATTCCGCTTCTAAAAGTATATACATACAAAGGATTAATTATTTCTATTTTAGGTTCTCCATTATCAATGTCGAGATTATAAATCTCTTCACCCATAATTAAAGCATGCCTAAATCCTTCAGTAAATAAATTATTAAAATTGTATTTTTTAGAATAGTTATTAAGAATTCTATTAACTCTTATTTCTCTTCTATCTTGCCAAGAATAATTATATTTCTTTTGAATTTTTTCTAATCTTTCTCTTAATTGATTGTCTGGAATAGAACTATCCTGAACTAAATTTTGAAGTTCTTTATTTAATTCGGATTTCAATTCTTCTTCTTTTTGCGAAATAGCATCAGGACTAGTTACTATAGCCATATAATCAGCTCGTCTTGCTATTTCTTCACCAATTAATGTATTAAGCTTAGAGTTTATTATAGGATGATGTTGTATTTTTTCAGGAATAAAATCTGCATCTAACTGATTAGGATTAAGAGTCCCCATCAAATCTTCATAATCAAGCATATTATTGATTAGATTCGTACAGATTAATTTCGTTCTAAAGAATGTTCTAGTATCTCTAGAATTCCATCTATTCCTACTATCACACGCATTTACACACTGTATTCTCCATTCTTTATCCTTTTTATTAAAAGGGATGGCTTGTTCGGGTAAATTTACGTTAAACATCTAGTAATTTTATTTATTTTTTGCAAATATACGAAAAAAAATAATACAAGTCAAGTGTTTTGAAAAATTTTGTGGGGCTTTCTATAGTAGAATACCTAAAAACGTATTCCCATTGACTTGTATTTTCGATCATAATTTCTACTAAAAAACTCATCTTGCTCTACTGATTGTTTGGGGCTTTCCATATTGTTTATTTGTTCATCTATAATTCTATGTCTATCTTCTACTAAGATTAATAGCATAATTAATGCAAATATACGGTCATAGTTGCCATGTTTTGGATTATATTTAATAAGTTCTTCAAGTAGCCCTTTAGACTTTATTTTAGATACATTAGATATATTTGCTTCTTCTCCATAAGCTTCTTCTAGAAGCCAATTTAATATTAAGTTGATACCATAATTAATTACAGCTGTTGTTGTGGTTGTCCCGTATTTTCTGTTTCCAGTTTTAATGATAGAGGTGCCTGCCTCGTCTTTTAATGATTTAGGTGTTTCAGCTAAAAGATATAATGACTTTACTTTTTCATAATAACTAAACAAACCTTTTTTATTTTGCTCGTAATTATTTACAGCATTATAATACATGGTCAATCTTCTAGTTATTTCATAAAAATCTTTCGTTAATCTTCTTCCAGTGTATTCCGCTACTATTCTTCTAGTCCAACTATCCATTATAAATATAGACCCTAAAGAAATAGTATCAACAACCTTATCGTCATCATACGTGTCCGTCCCAGCATAGTACCTATTCATAAATACATTGCCCTCAGAATCTCTTTTTGGCTCTTCATATATTTCTACGGCTCCATCTAAATCCATTGATTTAAGGGCTGGAAAATTACGAATTACCTTATTTGAATCTACAGGATATGTAAATACATTTCCATTAGAATCTAATCCTAATTCACATACAAGTGTTTTATCTGCTTCTTTATAAGATTGGGTTTGTATTTCTATTAATCTTTCTTTTAAATCATTAATAGGAAATATATTTGAATTATTAGATGAAAACATTTCAGATGGCTTAAGAGGATAGTTTGTAAGTTCACCATCTATGGCTTTCATAGATTTTGCTTTACGTTTAATCTCTCTTCTTTTCATATAATGGTCTACAGCTTCTTTGATCTTTGTATTTCCATTTTCATCTTTATATGATCCATCCATATAATAAGCCGGAACAAACCATCCTATTTTCCCAGAATTTTCATAAATATCATCAAAGGCTAATAATGTATTAGCTTCTGGATCTCTAAATAGAATTTCAGATTCTACAATTTTATCCATATTACCACCAGTCCCTATATATACAGTTGTTCCAAATCTATTAGTACCATCAGTAACCATAGTGGCTTCATTTGACGCATGTACTTGTAATACATTTTCTAATAGACCAACCTCTTCAACAACTATAATATTAGGTCGTGTACCAGCGGCTGCTTCAGGATTTGTTACAGTAAATGTAACATGTTTTATATTAGACATAGAACCCTTTTTAACCCATTCTCCACCAATTTTTTTTAGATATTCATTTCTAAAAGCATTATTGATGTTATTAGATTTGAGAGTTCCCATATGTTCTTTATAAAAAGGATGCTTTACATATCCTCCTGGTCCGGCTAAATTATTTAATGCCAATTCTGTTTTATCTAATATATCTTTTGATTTTGCAGTATTTGCTGCTCCAACTAATATTTCAACAACACTTGGATTTTCTATACTTTCTTTATTATATATTCTAGCACCATCAAATAACCATTCGTGTAATACTACTCCAACACCTGTAAGATATGAATTATGGGTTACAATGAAGTCATTTGTTAAATATAACCCAGACTCATTTTCTACACTAATACATCTAATATGCTGAGGTCCTAAACATTTAACATCTGTAATTATTGAATATAATTGCTTACTTTTATGATAATTTGAAGTTCTAGGCTGTATTTTTGATATCTTTCTTTTTAAATTACAAATTATATCATCGGTATAAATATAAACATTATAGCAATCTCTACAATGTACAAAATTACCATCTTTATCTTTATAACCTACATTTTCTTTTTTAGATTTTCTACAATTATATCCAAGGCTTCTAACTAAGAAACAAACATCATCAGCTAATTGTTCTGATGTTGTAGTATAACTAGGAGTTCCTCTTGATTTAGTAACAGTTCCATCGGTATCTATTAATCCTTTTAATAGATTTAATCTGTCTTCTTTTGAAGAGAATAAATATTGATATGGAATATGTTTTTCATAAGAATACTTATCTAATAAATCATATTTTTTAAGTATTTCTTTAATATTATTTATATGTATAGTATTATTATCTTTAGAAGATAATTCGTCAATGCGATATGGTATTATTTTTCTATATTCATCAATATCTTCACTTGCACCAGCAAGAAACATCGTATGATTATGCACGTGCCTAAAACTACCATCCCCTATCAACAAACCCATTGTATAAGGATCTATTAATAAATCTTCTTTCTTATTAAATTCTACAGCTCCAGAAACTTGTATTTTATATTTATATTCTTTACCATTCGGATTTCTTTCTGTTACTTTTCTTTTTTTGACATAATCAGAAACAATGGTTTTTGTGTCTATAACTTTAAACCCTTTGTCCCAACATTTAACATTCCATAAATGATCTTCAGATACAATTGTTTTTCTACCGTCCGAAAAAGTGATCTCATATGTATTCGTAATATCATCAAATGGAATTCCTATAATTTTTGTTGGATTGCCATTTTCGTCAAAAACATAATCTCCAATCTGCAACGATCCCCAAACCTTCATTCCATCAGGAGTTGGAACCACTTCAGTTAATAAGGTCCCTTTGCCCCCACCTCTTGCTCCTAATAACATCATGTTTTTAGATTGATTTTCATATAAGGGTATTCCCATTGGTTTGTCAAATAGCTGTCTTAAATATTGTCTTGCTGGAATATATTTTTTCAAAGACCCATCTTTCTTATAAATAGATTCTACTTGTAAATCCGCATCATCTTCTAGTATTTCATTTTTTTCAAATTTATCTACAGCCTCTAAACAAGTATATTCGTCATCATCTGAAAATCCAGAAAAACCACGAGCTTCAATAAAATTATAAAAGTATGCCCATTCAAAATCTCTAAGGTATGGCCTAACAATTTTCTTAGGATCTGTTTTTTGAGACCCTTCGGGCTTATGTTTAATAACTCCAAAATTTACATAAAAATATAAATTAGGAGGCATAAACCTCCATTTTTTACCGCATTCTATTGGCTCTACTGGATTATTTACGTCTATATGATACTCTGGGTCATCTATACTCCAAAAGCCTTCTATACAGCGTTTTTTGTGCAATCTCCAGTAATTAATAAAAGCTTGTGATCTTGGATTATAATATGTATGTTTCCCAATAACAAAATTATTTCTATTTTTTATAATAGGGAATGTTGGGTCTCGAATATAAAAAGCGTCTAATTCATCAGTCATTATTTATAGATACTTTATTAGTTAAAACAGATCTAGCTACAGAAACGGAATTTTTAATAGCGTTTTCAATCACTTCAGCCGGATCTATAATTCCAAGTTCTAAGCAATTTCCTTGTACAACTTCTCCATTAACAATTTTATAGCTATATGTATTAACTGTATTGTATGCATCTTTTTCAAATTTCAGATATTCATCTAATAGAAAATTAACTTTAAAGTCATTTTGCATTAGAAGATTAAATGGAGATTCAAAACATTTAATAAATACATTTTGATCTTTGTTATCATAATTCATTGAAGCTCTTGCTAGAAAATAACCACCTCCAGAAACTACTCCTTTTCTAAAAGCTGCTTGACATGCTTTAACAGCATCTTCAACTCTATCTTCTATTTCTTTTTGTTCAACATTGGAATTTGCTCCTATACGTATAGTTGCCGATCCGCCTTGTAGTTGATATATTCTAGATTTAACCTTTTCTTTATCATATTTGCTAATAGATTTGTCTTGCAGTCTTTTATTCAGTTCTTGAACACGATCTTTTGTATTCATATTGTCTTTAATAAATGTCGTATATTGACATCTTGCACATACAGCATCTACAGAGCCTATAAAATAACCATCTTCTTTTTCAGCGTCTATAACTGATAATAGGTCTTGCATGTCATCTTCGTTATTATTAATAGGAGTTTGAACTACAAGACATTCTAATAGATTATTCATGTTGTTATTAGAGATATCTGCTATTGTTTGTGGATTCATATAATTACACATGAATACAACTGGGGTTTTAGGATTAGTATATTGTTCTAATATTTCTGCTATATCTCTAATACTATTTACTTCTTTAGGATAAACAATGACATCAGGATTTCTTAAATAACATTCTTCATGAGATGGATTATTAATAAATAAGGGAGATGCATATCCTCTATTTATAGTATATCCATTAGAATATTCTACAGAAAGCCCCTTTTCATCAATCTTTTCTAAACGTATGTCAACGTTCTTGCCTTTATTTTTAAATATAGAATAAAGAAGATTTGCTATTTCTTCATCTCCATTAGAAGCAATTAAAGCAACATCTCTAATATTTTCAATGTCTATATCAATTTTATTTTTAGATAAATATTCTAATAAATATTTTTCTATTTCATTTAATTGATTTAATAAATATTTTTTATCATATTGGACTAAACTTTCTTGTATTTTATTTACTAAAGATTGTATAAGAATACAACTGGAACTTGTACCATCGCCCACTTCACTATTAGACTTTTCAGCAACTTCTTTTACAAGCATAGCTCCAATATTCTCAAATGGATCTTCTAGATTAATAAATCTAGCTACTGTTACACCATCTTTTGTGTTTATTAATCTATTTCTATCTTTTATAAATACAGTACTTCCATTTGGGCCAAAAGTTGATCTAACAGCATCAACTGTTTTATTAATTCCTTTAATTATAGATTCTAAACCTTCGTTATATTTAATATCACTCATATTTTGTTTTATTTTATATTTTAAATAGCTCCTGAATCAGATAATGATTCTTCTCCGCCTCCTTTTAATCTACCGTCTTCTTTTTCTGAATCTACTATGTCTTTTAAAGATCGTAATTCATTTAATATTTTAGGAGTGTTCATCATTAATTTATCTAATGTCTCTATAGTATCTAATTTAACATCATATTCATCAATGAATTTTGTTCTTTTATAAAATGAATCTTTTAAGATTCTGTATGCTCTTTCTGAATCAGTTTCACATAAATCCTGATACTTTTTGATAGCGTCGTCAAGACCTTCAAAAGAAAATTCTTTTCCGTTATCTTTGGCATCTTCTATTATAAGAGTTTTACGTTCTTCAAAAGGTATATTAGAATATGGATTAGATCCACTATCGTCAACTAGAATAGCTATGTTCCAAAGAATATCTGAATATTCTTTTTTGTGCTTTTTCTTTATTTCTCTAAATTCATTTATAAATTCAAAAGAAGGATTGACTTTAAAGAAATCTTTTCCATAATCAAATTTAGTTATTATTTTTCCCATAACAAAAAAGCCAGATTTCTCTGGCTTCTATTTATTTTATTTCTTTTTAAAATATCCACGCAGATTAACAAAACGGACTTCTCCGTAAACTTCTCCACCTAGATTAATTCCGGGAATATTAAGACTTTCCTTAATAACCGTCTTTCCGTCCTTGTTTTCTTCTGGATAACGACGTACCAAAGATTCAATATCCAATAGAACAATGTCTCCAACTTCAATTTCATCATTCTGTTGTACCGCTACAACAGTTTGATAATCTAGTATAGAGGCTTGCTTAGAGCCTGAAAGCAACGAACTATCACTGTTTAGTGTAATAAGCAATCTGCCATTTAATGGTTTATATTCCTTTAGATTGAATCCTTCGATTCCCTTATTTTTTTCTTTTCTATTTGCCATAATACAGCTTTATTTAATCCGAATTTACCAAATCTATTCATTAATACTTGAAACCGTCTTTCATCTGCAGTTTCGTGAGTTACATCATATTTAGATGCAAATTTATAAAACTCTCTTAACATCAAGAAGGGAGAATCACATATATTTTTTATCTCTCTTTTTGATCTCCCATACTTTTTTGCTAACTCTTCATATATCCTATCAAATCTATTCGCAGATACCATCAATATCTATTTTAAACCCATTTTCTAATTTGTAGTCAGAAACTAGTTTATTACCGTTTAATGTACCTTTATTTCTTAGAGATACTAATATATTTCCTAGTTGTTTTGCTGTTAAATTAAATTGATCTCTAATAAACATTTTTGTTTCTTTAGTCAATTCTTCTTTATCTCTAGAATATATAATAGCTAATATCTCTATTTCTTTATCACTTAGATTAAAATAGGGGTTCATAACTTTGAAAAAATTTTCTTGCATATTATCCCTATTTACTTTTACTGTTATTTTAATTAGTTTTACATTTCTCTTATTGTCCATTCTTTATCCTGGAACATCTGTTTTAGAAATTCAATTGTTGTTTGTATATATTTTATTTCATTTCCTTTATCTGGCTCATGATACATGATATAATTATTACCAGTACTTACAACACAATCATCAGGAGCAAAATAAGCATATGTATCTGTATAAAATACATCCGTGTTCGTTCCTTCAATTCTCATAACTCTGCCATGAACAGTCATCTGCTCAATGGCCCCTACAAAATCATACTTCATCTAAAAATGCTTTAATTTTCCACAAATCCTTTTCTTCTTCTAATTCTATATCAGACAATAAAGAAACTGTAGCTTCATCATTTATTTCTTTAAATATATTAATACAGTATTTAATTTCTGTGCATATTTCTTCTATAGTATCTCTAACCTTCCTAAGCATTGTAGGAAAATCATCAGAGTTAACTATATATGTCATTTTCGGCTCTTCGTCGTAAATGAATGGAATATCAAATCTCTTCCAGTCTATAGATAGCAATCTTTCTGCTATTGTATCAAATGTATCTCCTAATCTCTCATATAGATCATCAGTCCACTTGACGTGTATTGAAAAGAAGTGACTTCCTTTAGTCTTTAAATGTAATGATTTAACATTATTTTGATAAATCACATACATTTGTATTAGTTTATTAAACTCGCTTATACAATTGTCGTTCATATATATCCAATTATTCCTTGTTCTGTTGCAGTAATACAATCTCTATTCTGTTTTTTTAGAAATAATCTTAAGAATGGAAATTGTTTTTTTATTTTTTTGAAGACTCTTGGCTTTACCATTTCATCTCCATTCATAACCTTAATTAATTTTCCTTTATAATTAAATGTTAATTCCATATTAATTCAATATAATTCTACCCTCTAACATATAATCATTAGTAAGGGATATGATATCATAATCCACACAAGCTTTGGTATTGCCAAAATTAGAATGTACCCATTTAGACGAGCCAAAGAAAGATCCTACGCTCTTATATCTAAATTGTTTACCATATGTAGTAGCACTGTTATGAAGATCACCTTTTACAAAATGAATCCTATTACCTTTTCCAATATATTCATCTGGAATTGAATCATCATAACGTTTGGTATTAATATATTCATTAATAAAGTTTTCCGTCTTAGAATCTAGAACTAAAGGCATGTTGCGCTTCATATCTCCTTCATCTTTGCCGTGACATAGAATATATGTATGCACGCCAATATTATATGACCCTATAAACTTATCAAATACTTTTGCATGTACATTTTCAAATTTAGAATTCAATATTGTACAAAGAGCAAAATTAGCTGCATAGCCAAAATCACCATCATGATTAGAAGACCCAACTGCTTTATACATGATAGAATCTGCAAGATCTAAACTATTAATAGAACTAATAAGATATGTTATAGCTTCTATGAAATACCTCATCTGCTCTTTATTAGTCAGATTCTGAGGCAATTGATGACCTCCCCTGCATGTTTGGCCATTCATTCCATCTAGCGAATCTCCTAGATTATTAATAATAATACAACTAAATTTACCATAAATAGCAACTTCCCTGCGTATCATATCAATAATCTTATTCATTCTAGAAATAACAACATCCATATTATAAGTGTTGTCATATATGCTTTCTAGAGGGACATCTGCGCCAATGTGCATATCAGCTAAATGAATAACTAATGCCCTTGCTTTGGAATATGATAATTCAGTTACTGGAATATTATCTTTAACAATCTTTTCTTTTACTAGATATTCTTTTACGATATCTTGCATTCCTTCTTTTAGATTGCGAAGATCTTCATTCTCTTTTACAAGATTAACAAATTCTCTTTCTAAAACTTTGCATTGATCTTTATAGTACTTTTCTCTAATTAGAGATTCTTTATCACTATAAACATTATCAACAATTTCATCAACTTCTTTCTCCTCCATGATATGCGGAGGAACAGGTATTGATTGTTTTGTAATTCCAAGGACCTTAATTATATTATTAACTTCTTCTAAAGTTAATGTTGTAAAATATGGTACTATATTCTTTTTAGAAATACCAGCTCCATAATCAGAATATAATTTATAAATCCTTTCTATTTCATCTCTAGACAGTAGCTTCTCTTCATTTTTTAGAATGAATTTATAGAACATTATTCTACTATCATCTTTAGATCTTATTAGATATAGTCTATTAATATTATTATCTTTAGAATTTATATTTCTAATTTTAGATTTATATTCATTATATAGTTCAGAGAATTTTCTAAATCTCTCTTGAGAAATAACTCCTTTCTTAATTAGAGAAACTCCCCTTCGATAATGATCTCTAACAAAATCTTTGTTTTTTATATTATATTTTCTTAAAACATTTTGTATAGAGACATTATCTAAAATTGCTTCATTTAATATCTTTATACAAAGATCATTCTTCTCTTTTATTTTATCCATATAAAATTAATTTAGTATCATTTCTTTTAATAATATTTTGACCTTTCTTTTCTTCCACGCCCTCTGTTTGCTCCTTTATATGTTGAAGTTAAAGAATGACAATTTGGGCATAAAAGAATTAAATTACTTTCTAAATTATTGGCGTAATTCCCATCAATATGTTCTATTTCTAATGGAATTGTTTTTGTAAATGGGTTTGTTTCTCCCCATCCGCATTTAGAACATTTATTATTATATTTCTTAAATAAATATCTTTTTATATACAAAGATGTTCCATAAGCTCCTCTTAAGCCTGTTTTTTCTCCGTTTTTCCATTTATTAATCCATTCATTATATTTAAATTCTTGATTACATGATTTGCTGCAAAATTTTTTTGTTTTTATAGCTTTCCCACAATTTAAACAATAACGATCAACTTTATTGAAAGTTTCTTTAGGATTAATTCTTCTTCTTTTCGGCAATTTCACTCCTAATTTCTTAGCTACTTTTTTCACTCCGTTATCGGACATGTTCATTATTTTGCCTATCTCTCTGTATGATAAGTTATCTTTATTTATTAATTTATCTAATTCTTCTTTTAACATAGATCCGCCTGTGAGATTCGAACTCACGTGAGGTTTCCCTGCTGCATTACAAGTGCAGTGCAATTGTCCACTATGCGAAGGCGGAATAAACAATCATATTAACATATATGATTGTTTCACAAATGAAAATTATATTGCTTTGAAAATGATAATACAAAGATACGAATAAAATTTCATTTATGCAAGTTTTTTAATGATTTTAACATTAATTTAACTTATTTCTTTTTCTTTTTCATCTTTCCTCCACATTTCATTTGGTTTTGTTTTGGAATTTTAATCTCTTTTACCTTACGAGGATTTTTAGATATTTGCTTTTTCATATTCTTTATATTTTTTAGTGAGTTCTTTTAATTTATTTATTATATATTTAGCACCTAATTTATTAGCCCATTTTTCAGGATATACGTCGTAATAATCATGTCCGTGTTTTCTGCAATTGCAAAACATATTATGAATCAAACTTGGTAATCCAACTACAATTAAATATAATGGCCCTAACATCTCTGATTGTAAATGATGTCCATATTCATGAAGAATCGTTTCGTATGTGTTCTGTCTTTCATTAACGATAATATAATTACCTAATGATATACCGCTCCTAAATTTCTTAGAAACAGTTATATTGACATTATCCCATTGCCACCAATTGTGTTTTAACGTACTAGGATAAAATATTCTTAAAATTAATCCCAATATATTCTGTGGCAATTGCCATAAATACATAATACTATTTTTTATTGTTTTCATTATTTTTATTTATATAATACCCTAATCCAGTTACTCCAGCTGTTGTTAATCCCTCTGATTTATTTATTTTGTTTTCATGATTTCTTTTTGATTTTTTAAATTTATTTTTTAATTTATCCCAATCTAATATTTCTTTTAATTCAGCTACTTTAGACCCTCTTCTTCCATTTATTAAATAATGCCTTGCAATATTTGGATCAGATATTTCTTGCTGTAGCGCGACTAATAAATCATCATTAATAATTACTGGCTTTTTTACTTTCTTTGTTTTTTCAATTATATCCATATATCCATTTTCTGCATCTACTATTATAGGCTCAATCATCGTTTCTGTTCTATATTTATATTGAATAAACTTATGATTTTCTAATTTTTTATTTACTTTCTTTAATAAATTTGTTTTTACCCTGTTATTTTTTGATCTAAGATACTGTCTGATTAATTTTATGAATTCTTGAGATTCTTCTGTTTCTTTAATTCCTTTACTAGTTATCTCAAATGTCTTTTTATTTTCCGGCCGTATATGTTTTATAACTTTCTCACCTGATTTATCTAAATAAGAAAACGATTTAGGAGTAAATAATAGATCTATCCCTGTTCTTAATGCTCTTAATCGCATATGGTCTTGTCCCGTTTTCTTTCCTTCTTGTTCTCTTATTATTGAATAATTATCATCTATTTGCCTATTCCCTTTTGTTATAGATACACGACCTATCCCTTCACTCCTATCTGCGTTTTTAATAATATTATAATTTATTTTTGTATCTCTATTTATTCTTTTCCTTAAATTACCTTTGTCTAATAAAATAAATGGATCTGATTCAAGTTTTAATTCAGAAGGTGTTAGATCTATTTTCCCTATTATTTTAATGCCATCTTTATCTTCTAAATATGTATATCCTAAAGCTTCATGTATTGAATTTGTAGAATACATACTATCAAACATCGGATCAGCTTTTATATTACTATATTGATCTATTCTTCCAGCTCCTGGTTTTTTTAATAAAGGTACTCTTGTTAGTACATAATCTGCTAAAAATTCATAATCCTCTTTACTAATAGATTCCTTTGTAAAAGGTTTGCCACGTGTTTCATTTAGTATTTTTATTAATCTACCTTTTATTTTTGGATCATCTATGTTTATAGCCGTCTCTATTATTGATTTTCTATTTAAAGAAACGCCTCTAACAACAGTATTATCTCTTTCTACTAATTCTCTAGCTAATGCAGATAATTCTGATGCTGACATGTCTTTTGTTGGCATTTTATAAAACGCTCTGGAATTAGCAAAAGCTCTTGCTCTTCTATATAATGATGCAACTGCTTTTGGGTCTTTATATTTATCCATTACTTCTTGTGTCGCCCAACCTAATAATTTTTGATTATTTGAACCTAATTGAAGTTGATTATTGGAAACATATAAAGGACTTTTTCTTTTTAAATATAATTCTATAAGCTTTGGTTGTATTTTCTTAGCTACTTTATTTTCAAAAATTTTATATTTATTTACTGTACTATTTATGAATTTTGCTGATTTATTTAAATTATTATAACCAATTGTTATAGGCAATGAACTTGTTAAAAAAGTTAATCCAGTATTAGCCCCAGAACCAGGAACTACACCTGGATGATCATATGGATTTTTATACCAATCTCTCCAATTTAACCCAGAATTATTATTAGGATATATTTTATCATATACATATTGCATGCCAGCTCCTATATGCCTAGATGGATCAAGCACATATCCGACCGCCTTTGCCTCTGGACTATCTAAAATCTTGCCAATTTGATACGCCGTAGCCATTTTTAAAGCTTGTTTAAATCTTGATTCTTCTTTTGGCTTGGGCGTTACAACAATATCTTCTAGTTGATATGGATTATCGCTATTATTATATAACTTTATTTTACCATCTTTATCTCTAATATAAGCATTTCTAGCATCAACCGTTCCATTGTTGTTTTTTAAATAATAATAATTTCCGTATTTTACAAACCTCTTATCCATTTTTATACATATAAAAAGAAAAGCCCCCTATTTTATATAGAAAGCTTGTACGTTCACAAAAGGGTCTAGTTATGGCAACTATATCAATTTTATACTCAATATTCTATAACACAACTTTCATTCTATTCAAGTTGCTATAGAATACTTCGAAAATAGATATAATATGCCCCTGCAAAGTCACCTTGATTCTTAATAAATCTTAATGACTAAGCAAGGATATTATTACTAATTCCCTATTTTATCCAATATTTTCCTTTACACAGTATATTTATTACACTAATAAATAGAACTATTTTCTTTTTATTAGAAGAAAATAATTAAGTTTTCTAAACTCTTATAATAAAGCCCTAATATCTACGTATCCTGCGCCGCAAAGCGTCGTAGCAAGTAAAGTGTTATATATTGGACGTTTTTAGTAGTATCGGGGACAATTCAGTCTCTATCTCTAGAACTACTAGATCCTTTCTAGTATAACCTATAACCCGACTTCTGACCTGCTAGAATGTGCTAAATTCAAGGAGTTACCCTCATCACAGGTGATATCCTAATATTATTGATTTACATATCCTATCTACAGATATCTAAAACCAATAATTCATTATTAGAATCTACTTATGCAAAGATACGAAAAAATTTTTAATTTGTCAAGTTTTTTTTGTTAAAATTGAAAAAAAAGTTGGCCTTACTATAGTGAAATACCAAAATTTACTATTTTTATAATAGTAATATAAGCTATATTGTTAATACTAGGCAAAATTTTTTTTATTTTTTTTTTTATTTTTTTTATTTTTTAGTTCTAGATGGAGATTTTTTTTATTTTTTTTAGTTCTATACGTGGTGGTCTATAAGGATAGCTGAAGCCTTCAGGTACTTTGGGGTTGATACCCGGTCTTAAACTGACAGCATTAAGGAAATCCGGATTCGTTTTTTGAATGCTTCCCTTCTTCCCTCAACCTATATCTTTAGAGAGTAAAAGCCTTCGGCTTTTGGACTCTCAAATGCAAAAATCACACAGTACGTTTAACTAAAATCACACAACACAATGTACACAATTTTAATTGAAACCAAGAAATCCGTCAATTCTCAAGCTCAAAAAACTACGGTGGCAATTCCGTCTTTAGACAATGCCATTAAACGAGCTTTGAAAGAAGTCGCAAAATTAAGCAATGTATTCTACACGGTTTTCGTAGTAGACGACTGCGGCACGTTCTTCTACGCTAGCAACTACAACGGATTGCCTACGAAATTCTGAAAACAGCCCTCTTCGGAGGGCTTTTAAACTAAACTAGGAAATGAATAATACTATAAAAATATCGATAGGGATTATTTGCTTTGTATTGTCATTAATCTCTATAATGACTATTAGTAATGATTTGTTAGCATATATATCAACTTCATTACTATTAGCAATAAGCATCTCATTATTTGGTGATGCTTTAGACAAAAGATAACGTTGTGTGAAGAAGAACTACTGAAATCATGCTATCTCAACCATAGTGATGAAAGTAGGTAGTTCTTTTATAAAGAAAGAAAAGAAAGTAATATAAAGAAAAGAAAGAAATAGTATTTTATTACTATTTATATTATTAAACTAAATGATTTAATAGAATAGATATATAAGATAGCGGCTTTGCCGGCTATCTATTTAATCATCTCTAATAAATCACATATGCTAGTATATTAATTGTATATTAGCTCCCATACCTCTCCCGTCTCCTCTCCCTCATCAATCTATCGATTGACGATGAAGAAGAGAAGCCTTTATTTTTGATATTTGTTGAGGTTATAATTCCCTTTATACCCTTAACCTATATCTCTTGTCTGTTAACCTCATTTAATCATTAATATTTTATAACCATGAGCAAACATGTTGTTGTACTCGACAGAGTAACTAACACGCCCAAGATGATCTTCTTGGGTTTTAAAGAGACCACTCAAAAAGATGGTCTGACCTCTAATTTCTTCTCCCAGATGTTTAGCACTCGATATGCATCTGTTGGAGACATGCGTCAGGTCATGAGTGACCGTGTAAAAAAAGCGCAGGACAAGTATGGATTCGAGATAGATGCCAAAACTGGTAAAGTCTCTTATCCTGATGGTGCCAAACATGTTACTATTCAGGATATTCTTCCTGAGTTTGATAACATTGAACCTGCAGTAGTGTATAAGTACATTTCCGCTCAGGCATATGAAGACTTGTCTGAAGTGGAACGTCGTGCTTATCAGCCTGCAATTGTTCCGCGTACCAACTTCTACCAGACCAATCCTGAAACCGGTGAGGTCATGCGTGATGAAAATGGTCGTGCAATTGTAGAAAGCACTGGTCCTGCTTACTTTACCGACTCTCTCGGTGATATTCTCTTCAGAACTTCTGCAATTCGTGATGCAAGCGAACTGCTGAAAGAGCAGAAGATGGTAAGCAAGCCGCTTGACCAGGATGCTTTTGATATGCTTGAAGACTGCCCTGCAGCCATTGAAGCTATCAATGCTCGTTTGCAAGTAGCTACTGAACAAGAGACTACTGCTGACGAACTGGCTGTGTAGTCGCAGTGACCTGATAATAGGCTGGTAGTTGAAATATACTACCAGTCTTTTATTATTTAATTGTAATTAATTAATACTATCGTTTTGTACTACACTTACAATAACAACAATAATAATGACAGGAAAAATAACATCATTTCTATTGTTATGTTGATACTTTTTCTTGTTGTTATCGCTTTAAATCATTGATTTAGAGTATCTAGAGAGGTGGTTATACCCCCCATTCTCTTTTCGTCATATCACCACGCCATCGACTATACCCCACACAATAGTATAGTTATATAAAAGAATATCAAAAAATGCAAGAACAAGAACCAAAAAGAAATACATGGGGGATTATATGGTATTGCATAGTAATAATCTGGTTTTTATCGGGCTTATTATGGACATGTACAAATAGAACCTTTGTATGGTAAAATCATGAAAAAGATAACAAAATCAAGACCACGTTACACTGAAAAAGACATTCAGATGTTGTACACCATCAAGCAAGTGCTTAGATTAGTACATGATGGGGTCAAGCAAAAAGACATAATATCCATGAAGATAGCATCTGCAAGCATAGTAAGCAGTATCTTCTGGGGGTTAAAAGAGCTGAACATTATCATGACCACAGGATATGGTACAGGGTTCAGTTACAGATGGGTAGAGAATAGGAAATGTGGCAATTTAGCTGCAATAACTATTCTTCAAGTAGTCAGAATGCATCAAAGCATAAGAAACTATAGATACAGACTTAAAACAGAAAACAATGCAATCGATATCAAAACGTACAGACAAAGAAACTCCAAAGTTATATGAAAATATGTCCGAGACGGCAGTATTTCTAATAAATAAAATAAATTCAGATGGCACTATGCGAGGCATGGTAATCTACAGTTTATTTTCTAAATACAAAATTGGAGATTACTATGACGATTTAGAATTACTAAAACCATACGTAGGAGAGATAACCTTATCTAATTGATAATATAAATAATAAAATAACTTATAGTATGCATAAAATAAGAGATAAGCCCATGATCTAGGATTAAGCTTATAAACAATTATTATAGATTATTAATTATATCATTTAAGAACCATAAAAAATCCTTAGTAGTACAAGGTAGTACGCATACTAGATAGTATGAGATAGTGATTCAATTTCACTCTAAGGATCAAAATATACTACCTCAATCAACAAAAGAACGGTGATATGGGAGAATAGCTGCTTTTTTGGGGACATTTGTTGAGCTGAAGGCTATTATTAGTAGTATATTCAGGAAGATTGGCAGAGAGGTTTATTGCACTTGTCTTGAAAACAAGCGAACATGAATAGTGTTCCGGGGGTTCGAATCCCTCATCTTCCGCAAAACAAATATAAGACGAGGCTTTCAAAATGCAGACAAAACTATTAAAACTGATCAAGAAATAACAAAGAAACAGATTGAAAAGGCGGCAGGAAATATGTCGGAACATCCTTTTATAGAGATAGAACGACAAGGATTCATAAGAGGTGCGGAATGGCGTATAAATTCTGTGTGGCACGATGTTTCGGAACGTCCAGACGAACGACGTGCAGTAATAATTGAATATGGCGAAAACAGAATATCATTGCATGAAAAAGGTTATTGCTCACCGTGGAAATACAATGTTGAACAATTTGGATTTAAAAGATGGGCATATATCAAAGACCTTTTGCCATAATTAAACAAATAATGTAACTAAAAACTAAAGCTGATCAAAAAATGACAAAAGAACAACTTGAAAAAGCTATCTCTTTGAAAGATGAGATAGATAGTATTGAAAGTTTTTTAAGAGTCCATAAAAATAATGTTCATATGGGGATTGGGTCTTACCCAAGCAGCAATAAAGGTGAAAAAATAATTACTTGGATAGATAGAAAGCATCAATATGAAATTATTGATTTGCTAAAAAAATGGAAATATGAATACGAAAAAGAATTAGAGGAAATATGACATAAGTTATGAAAATTAAAAAAGTAACAGAAGGTTTCATTGAATTTGACAATGGATCAAAAATAACATTTGGTCATGTGCAGTAATGTTGCGAAAATAATTATGCAGATTTTGAACAACTAGAAGATCTCGCAAAAGAAACTGAATTTAAAGAACCATTAGACTTTGAAGAAAGGGAATATGGTTTTAGATTTGGAAATAAACCATTAAAAATGTTTTTTGTTCCTTGTTATTCTGAACAAAATAGATATTATTCTAGTGATGTCGACATCTATTACAACAACAAGAAAATTATAACTGTTTTCGGAGAATAATTTATTATTAATAGGGGGCGTATTGGATTTGATTATTATTAAATTTATAGTATGTTATGCATAGCCTGTAATAAGCTATTAAAAACTGTTACAAACAATAAATGCAAAAGAATTTTTCATTGGTCGTTCTATGAACGCAGGGCTGCGCATAGCAGCGTAAAAGTTTTTATTAAGTTATTTTATATCTAGTTTCTTTGTTCTAGTATGAGAAAAACAAAGTGGTGGAGTTTTTCGGTCAATACCGGCTCATTATAAATATCGGTTTGTGCATATTTTCTTTGGTCTGTAGTAAGATAAACAGAATCCTAAGCATATAAATAAACGTATTATGAATTGATAGTAAGACCTGGGTTCGATTCCCAGCGCCTCCACAAAGTTTTAAATAACTAAAAACATGTTATTAAGATTAAAAGTAAATACAGCTACTGGATCTAATCATACAATTGAATTTAGAGTATTTAAAATATTTGAAATACATTCAAAAGTTCCAATTTTATCTTTTATATCCGAAGATGATTTAAGTGATACGTCTAAAGATTTAAGATTAGTAAAACAACTTGGACATTTATATCACTATGAATTTCCTATGAAAAGAGTAAATAGAATTATTCTTATACCAGAAGATAAGGATAGAAAATATTATTAATATAACAATAGTAAGTCCATTAGCTCAATTGGTTAGAGCATAAAGGGAGTTGGCGCAATGGTTAGCGCAGGAATCTTATACATTCAAGGTTATGAGTTCGAGTCTCATACTCCCTACTAAATTATTAAATAAAAAAAAGAAGAACAAAAAAATGAAACAAATAATAATAGGTGATATCCATGGACATGATACATGGAAGAGAATTATAGACCAAGAAAAAACATTTGATAGAATAGTGTTTTTAGGCGATTACCACGACTCTTTTAAAATCAGTAGTAAATCTATTGTCGACAATTTTAAATCGATTGTAGAGCTTAAAAATGGCCTTAAAGACAAAGTTATTTTATTGTGTGGTAATCATGATTATCATTATGTAGAAGGAATTGATTCTAAGTTTTCGGGTTATCGACCTGAAATAAAAGGAATGCAAAAAGATTTTCTTTTAGAATTAATTAAAAATGATATTTTGCAAGTATGTTTTAAAGATGAAGAAAACAGGCTTTATAGTCATGCTGGAGTATCTAGAACATGGTTGAAAAATCTCAATAAAGATATATCTATAGAAAATATAGATAAAGAATTGAACAATTTGTTTAAAAATAGTTTAGGATTATTTAATTTTATTTACGGTAAATCATATAATTATTACGGAGATGATCCTGAAAATGGACCATTATGGATAAGGCCGAATTCATTATATTATGATGCTATTAACGAATATGATCAAATAGTAGGACATACACAACCACAATATCCATTAATTATAAAATCTAACCAAAAAACAAATATATATTTAGCAGACACATTAGGTCTTGGATATTATATTGTATCCAATGAAGTATCGATAGGATTTAAACAAGTAAAAATATAATCATATTACTATGTGTATTATTAATAGTCATTATTATGTTTTTAAAAAGAAGATTATTGATTGTATGTAAAGACATAAATCATGTATTAATAAAAACTCAATATAGAATATTGTTTTTTTACATAACAATAAAAGAAGAATATTATTTATCTTCAAATTCAGAAAGTATAATTAAATATATTTTAGAAGATAAAAAAGAAAATGGAAGTTTAATTAAATTTAAATATTAAAAAAGGATTCTAGATGTAGGAGAGATGGTTAATCCGCTTGCTTTGGGAGCAAGAGATCGCTGGTTCGAATCCAACTATAGTGGCTAAAACAGGATAATTATGTTAACGAAAGAAATATTTTTTAAAAAATTAAAAAGGTTAAATGTTTTAAAGGAATATCAAAAAATATTTGATAATTATTGGAATACAGAATCAGAAAATCGTTTAGCTGAACTTTTAAAAACGTCTAAATTATATAGAGATGTAATATGTGGATCTTTTATTTTAGATAAGAAATGGTTAAATATTGCAGACAAAATAGATTTAATAAAGACAAATAATATTTATAAAATCAAAATAAAAATCCGATAATATCCTTTATGTATTTCTAGTGAATAATAGTAGCTAGTGGTTAAAATACTTTGGCTTGACAGTGGAAAGAACTGTAATTAAAATTACATACATTATCAGAATCCTTGTATGTAGGGTGTTTATTATGAAAAATATTAATTTTACTGAAAAATTTAATGTTAACGAAGTCAATGGTCTTTATCTTAAAGTTTTTAAGCAAGGAGCAATTCTTGGTTACAAAAAAGATCCTGTAAAATGTAAAAGTATTCTAATTGATGAATACAAAGATAAAAAAACAGGACAAAAAAAGATAAAGAAAATAGAAGTTAAATACCAAATCAAAGAGAGAAATGTTTCAAACTGTTTCTCTCAAACATTCATTCGCCCAGAAAACGTTGAATGGTGGTCTTCAACAAAAAACTCACCATTTGTAACAGAACAAATGTTAGCTGATAGAGGTAAATATAAAGACCTCATCAATTCATTGAATTACAAATGGAACAAGCTTTCTAAAATAGAAAAGCTCTGCTATTATCTTTCATTATTTGATGAAGGATTAGGAATTGAAGTAACTCCTTATTATGAAGACGAATATCTACGTAAAAGGAATAAGTAAAACAACTTTTTGAAACTAGCTTTTGAAAAAAAGATAAACTATTTAGTTTCATTAAAACTTTCAGATAGTTATTATTATGAAAAAATTAACAGAAAAAGAACTTTTTGCTAGATTAAAACATTTTAATATTTCTAAAATCAGATTACTTAAAGCAATAAGTTGTTCATATTCTTATCCAGAAAATACATTAGCAAATGCTTTATCATGTTGCTCAAGTTATGGAGATGTAATTGATCAGACCTTGACATGGATGGATACGCCTCAAGGATATGATTTTTGGAAAGACATATGTGATAACATAGACAAAATTAAAATCTCGTTTAAAGATCAAATAAATAAAATTAAAATCAAATGAGTGAACTTTATCAAATATGGAATGATTTAAGATGTTCATGTGAAACATTTTTATCATTCAAAGATTGGATGTATCAGCATCAAGATCAAAGCAATATAGTACAATCATGCGATGATGATGAAAATGAACAAGAGTTTGCAGAAAATGACTTCATCGTAGATGAACTAGAGTTAATATATTGATAGAAGCTAAACACTTGTCAGCATCTGTTATGCGCGTTAGTACATTTTTTAAATGGAACACATAATATAACCATCAGTACAGTGGTTAGTTTTATCAATTGAGCGATAGTAGTTTAAGAGAAAAAACAAACAATATGTTTATACTAATCACATTAGTCTATCGCTCCAAAAAACAATAATAAAATGTGGAAAAAATATAATATTGAAATTGACGAAGATGAAATTCTATCAGATTATGATGAAAATGTTGATTATTCAGAATTAGCATTTGATAAATATGAAGATGAATTAAATCTAAATTATGACGATATTTTTGAAGAAAATAATAACATAGAAAGTAAATGAAAAATCTAAAGAAAGGAGATGTAGTAATTACATCAAGAGGTAAGGTTGGTATTATTACGATACCTAAAATGTTTTATGTACTTGATTCTGAGAGTAAGATTGTTATGGCCGAGGATTTTAATGGCAAAAATTATTTCGATGAAAAACTAAAAGAAAAAGGTTATTCAATCAAAATAACAGAGCCATTAGTATCAATTAACGGGATTGAATTTGAAATTAGTGAAAACAAGCTTACTAAAATAACGAAATGTATAGTTGTTGAAGATAAGCATTACAAGAAATTTATATTTAAAATTAGAAAATGATATTGATGTTATCATTAATAATATTATTTATTTCTGCTTATATACTTTATTCATATTTTCAAAATATATGGATTATAGTAAGCGAAACAATCATAGTTGGAAAAGAAACGGTATTAATGTTGACGAATAAAGAGTTGTTAATAATATTGTTATTGTTTCTATTTTCTCCAATAACTATGTATTTTACAAAGAAATATTTAGATAAAATATATTATGGATAATTATCTAAAAGAAGAATATATATGTCGTTTAAAGTAAGACCCTTAATTTATTAAGAAGATGCAGTTTCGAGTACTGCCATATATAGTTCTTCTAAATTTTAAAATCTATGGAAATATTCAAAATAAAATCTGAATCTGAATTAAAAAAATTTGTTAATTCGGAATCATACCGCCGTATACAAAAATTGGATCTGTTCGGTAAAATAATTCATGGATACGCTGTATGTAATACAATACATTTTAGACATATAGATAAAACTTTATGTATTGCCGAATGTTTGGT